CGATCTCGCCCTTCCCGCCCTGGCCGAGGTCGGGCCCAAGGGCGCCGAGCCGCTCACCGTTCTGGCTCCACTCCTGGACCCAACCGGTGGCCTCGCGGTCGGAGTCGAGGAGCGTCTTCAGCTCGAGGCCGAAGCGTTCCTCCAACTGCGCCGGAGTCGGCAGGGGTTCGGCGGGGGGAGGCGGCGGGGCGGCGGGTGCCGTCACGACTGGAAGCGGCGCAGGGGCGGCCGGCGCGGGGATCGCGGGGGCCGCGGCGGGAGCGGCTGGCTGCGGAGCGACCACGGCCGGTGCGGGGGCGGGCGGCTCCGGTGTCGGTGCGGGGGCGGGAGCGGCATCCGTCTCGGCGACCACGCTGCTCAGACGCTCACGGGCCGCCGACGTCACCGCCGCCAGACTGCCGTCGGTGCCGGATCCGCCGGGACCTGGAGCCGGTGCGGCGGGTGTCGATGAGGCCACTTGTGATCTCCCCAAAAAGCAAAAGGCACCGACTCTCCGCAGGGAAGATCCCCGCGAAAGAGCGGTGCCGTTTTTCGGTCTACCGCTGGCCGGATTCCTACTGCGTCGGTCTCATTCCGTTCCCCTCGGTGACGGATGCGTCACGTCTGACGCTGATCTTCCCCCCGCCGACGTGGACTGTCAAGCGTAAAGCCTTTGGTTGCATGGCGAGCGGTCTCAGCCTCTCCATGACCCAGACGCACAGCGCCTCGTCTCCGGCCAGCGCTGCAGCGACCAGGTCAGCGACGTTCACGGAATCCGAGCTGCCTGCTTCTGGCCCTCGGCCCTGTCCTTCGACTCCACCCTCTTCTTCCTCCACGAGGCGAAGTCGAGTTCGTGCTGCTTCCTCTGGGCGGCGAAGGAGAGGTTCTTCTCCTTCTTGAAGTCGTCCCAGTCCCGCTTGTCGTTCACCTCGGCGGTGGTGGGGAAGGCCTTCCCCGACTGGGTGCCGACGAAGTTGCCCTTTCGAGCATCGGCTGAGGTCTGGGGCTTGTATGTGGGTCTGGTCTCGGACTCGGCCATGGTCGTCTCCCTCTTTCTCCTCCGATTGTAGGTCGTCGTCAGGATCCCGTTCATCCGAGGTCCCTCACCGTGCGGGCCCGGGACTCCTGGATCTTGTCCTGTCGCTTCTGGGCCAGGGCCGCACGCGCGATCGCGCGCTCTTCGACCTGGCGTTGCCGGTCCTTCGCCCGCCTCCGCTTGCTCCTGGGCAACAGCTCCTCCTCAGCTCAGTCGATCCGTCCCCTGCCGATGGCCCCAAACAGGACCAGCACGATGACGACGACGAGCAGGACGTGGACCCCGTTGCCGTGGAGCACCGGGACCGACACCCCACCGAGGGCACCGAGGAGCCAGAGGATGACCAGGATCACGATGACCGTGTGCAGCATGGCTCCCTCACTTCCCTTCCGCGGCGGTGCCAGTCAGCCCGTTACGCAGCGCCGTAGACGCGGCGAGCATTTCCGCACGCTTCTCCGAGGAGTTGAGCGCCTGCATGAGGAGTGCCTTCTCCTTCTCCAGCGCCTCGATCTTCCCGAGGTACTCCGTCTCGCGGCTGTTGACGTGACCCACGATGACGTCGGCCTTCGCGCTGACCGCTTGCAGCTTGATCGCCGTGATGATGTTCACCGCGACGATACCCAGCGCCACAACCAGGGACGCCCAGTCGTTGTTCACTTGTCCACCCTCTGCCCAAGAGCCTGCTGAAGAAGTGCCTTGATCTCGCGCATTTCCCCGTTCGGCATCGTCGCCTCGACGCGCGCGATCCGCTCGCCCTGGCTCTTGAACTCCCGCAGCATCTCCGCGTGATTCCCTCGGAGCTCCTGCGCGAGCGCCCCTACGCTGGGCCACAACTCGGCCTCTTCGCGCCGCACGTGCGCCCGGAACATCATCGTTTCCTTGTGCCGGTCGCGCGCGAACTTGAGGAGGCCCATCAGCAGCGCCAGAGTGAGCCCGCACCAGAACGTCGTCCAGTGCGGGTCTGTGCGGTAGAGTTCACGGAGCCACTCCACACGTTTCTACCTGACCGGAAGCGGCGACAGCTTCGGTGCCGGCGACGGCGTCGGCTCCGCGACCACACGCGCCACGACAGGCTCGACCTTGGCCGGGGTCGAAGCCTTGTCGGTCATGGTGAGCACCACTGGCGTCTTCGTGGCGGAAGCCAGCGTGCCGTCAGCCACTGCGGCCTTGACCACTCCGACGGGGCCGTTGAGTTCGGATGCTGTCGCGCCGGCCTTCCACTGCGCCCGCATCTTCCACAGCGCGTGAGCCGCCGCCCAGATGGCGAACAGCATCGGCACGATCTGCGTAGCCAGGCCCTTCGCCCCCTCGATCATTTCGGGGTTGGTCCAGCCGGTGGCGCGGAGGATCACGTCCAGCCACGCGCTCACGTCCTGCCCTGTCACGAGGGCGACGAGGCCCGAGACGATGAATCCGAGCACGACGAGTAACCGCTTGTTGCCGTCCATGAGCTTGAGCACCGCCGACCCTCCCTTTCTCGCGTTGTCCACCTTGCCCCTGAGCCAGCGCGTCCCAAGGCTTCGCAGGGCACGGTCAATCAGCGACATCTCACCGGCCCACCAGACGGCGTCCACGATGACGGCCACCACAGGCACCGCACTGAGCAGCCACCAGGGCGAGGCTTCGTAGACCAGATGGGCGCCGACCGCTGCCAGGAACGCGGCGAGCACGCTGCGCTTCCACCCGGTGTCGAACCACTTCCACACGTTGCGCGACAAAGTCAGGGCGTGCGTGCTTCCCCGCTCCCTGACCGCGGCCACCACGTCGAGCAGGAGGAAGCCCAGCCACCCCACCCACGCGAGAGTCCAGCCCGAGGGGCGCTTCACGATCCACCGCGCTGCCCCCACGATCCCCCAGCAGAACCCGACGTATCGCTCGGCAAGGACACGGCTCCTATCGCCAGCTGAAGATACTGGCGGCACATCTCGAAGTGGTCCGGGCCGGCTGGACCCGTGAAGCGCACTTCGACGGTGATTCCTCCCGGCAAGGGCCAGCAGTAGGTGTGCTCCGGCAGGAAATGCAGCCTGCGGACGATTTCTCTTGATCCAATGAGCGTGTACGGGACATCTTGGCTCACGGCTTCCCCTCCCCCGCTTCGGGCTGCTCGGCTGGCGCGGTGTCGCGCAGGGCAGCACCCCACGGGTGCGACTCCTCGTAAGCCTCTTGGATTGACTCGAAGGCTGCCCGTCGCACGTCGAGCTGCGCGTCCGATTCGAGCGCATCCATGACGGCGGGCAGGAGCGCATGCATCTCCCGCAGCGCCGCCTCGGCCTGCTGCGCTCTCTCCTGCTGCCCCTCGCAGTTGGACACGCACGCTTCCAGCATCGACTCGGCCTTGTCAGCCCTGCGCTCCTGCGCGTCGCAGCAGCTCGCCTTCTCGATTTCCTGGCGCTCCCACCGCGCAACCTGGGCCTTGAGCCGCTCCACCTCGCCAGTGAGCGCGGGGACGGCCGCGTGGCTGCGCTCCACCTCGGCCCGCAGCTCGTCACGCTCGGCCACGGCTTGCTCTAACCGAAGCGCCATCTGCTCCTGATCGTCGTAGCGAATCTCGACGCCCCAGCGGTTGAACTGTTCGCGGCGCTTCAGCTTCAGCGCGTCACGCTCGGCCAGGAGCGCCCTCATTGCCCTCTCGGCCTCCTCGGCGGCGGCCTTCCACGCTTCCGCCCGTTCGTCTGGGCAGGGCCACGGCAACCCGCACGCGCACTCTGGCGGGAACAGCCCGTCGCGCTGCCGATGCACTACGTCTCCCCACTGTCGCGGCGGATACCGGACCGTCTCGCTCACGGCCTCCCCCTCCCCTCCTGAGGATGATCCAGCCACGCCAGCACGCGCTCCTCAATCTCCTGCAACAGCACCGCCGCGAGATAGATCCGGCCCTCGTGCTTCTCCGCATTCACCAAGCGCCAGAATCCCTTGGACCCTGGCCCGGAGTAGTGGCGCGGCAGCTTCTTCACGGCTTCCCCCTCCCCAGCACCTTCTGCTCCGTCCGCACTTCCAAGAGCTTGCTGTCCTCGATCTGGCCAGCATCCGTGAGGACTACCCGCGTCCCACCTTCTCCCCCGAGGAGGTCCTCGCCGCGAATCACGTACTGGACGATCGCGAGGTCCAGCCTGCCGTCCCTGTAGAAGCGCACCCAGTCGCCCGGCTTCACTTTGAGCACGCCGCCCCCTTCCCCGTCGGCACCCGGCGCGCGTCCTCCGGGCTGTGGCGCTCGTAAGTCCTCAGCCGGGCGCGGCTCCCTCTGGGTCGGCGGCAGTAGACCACGCCCGCCCAGATCGCCAAGCACGCCGCGAGAGTCCCGACTACGCAGAGCATGTGACCCTTTTCCTCGGTGGCCGGCGCGTGCAGTTGGCCCCCGAGTGCATCTCCTCGTGGTTGTCGAATGGAAGGCCGTACACGTAGCAGAAGTTGCGCTTCCCCTTCGACAGCACCCGGCGCGTCCAGCCGGCGGGCGTCTGCTCCTCAATCGCCACCACGTCGAGCCCGACGAGGCGCGTCAGGTCACGCGAGGCGAGGAGGATCGAGATGCGAAGGTTCCGCTTCAGCTTGGGCCGCTTGGTTCCCGTCCCCGGCACGGCCCATGGACTGTCCAGCCCCACCGCCCACGGCGGAACCTCGTCCGTCCCGCGAGTGCCAGCATGGCGTCCTTCCGCGTACTCGTTCCAAGCGTTCAACTGGGAGGCCGGGACTATGTAGAAGCGGTCGTAGCCGTCGTCCACGACGCGGTACACCGGCTGGCTCTTCATCGGTGCTCTCCAGACCTGAGAAACGCCCGAGCGACCACAACGACGATCAGGAGCACACCGACGCCCACGATGCCGAGCAGCACCCAACAGATCATCGCGGCGACCACTTCCCGCCCCACGACACCTTGGCGGATCGCTCTCGGCTGCATCGCGGGCACGTCTCCGTCGTCCCGCCCTTCCCGTCCGGGTGGTAGGTCGCAAGGTGCCCGAAGATCCAGCAATACAGGCCCTCAACAAGCGGGCGCCTCATCGCAGCGCCTCGTTGATGTGCCCGGAGATCCAGAGCAGCTTGGCAAACAGCTTCTCCGGGGTCAGGTCGTCGCGGGTCATCTCGGCGCGGTCGCGGACCTTGAGCAAGAGCGCCAGGAGCTGCTTTGGAGTGCGCTTCATCGCGGGCACCCCTCCCCCGCCACGAGCAGCCGGGCGCAGGCGTCGGCCCGGTCCTCCGCAGCCTTGCCGCCCGAGTGCTGGTCCCGGTAGAAAGCGTGGGCGACCTCGTGCGCCGCGAGCAGGCTCGCCCACTCCTGCGAGCGCTCTTGGATGATGGGCCGGTAGTACTCGATCCGGCCGCCGACCCAGCGACCGCTCGCCGGCACCTTCTCGCCGTCGTGCTCGGGCTTGGACGCGGGGACCATGAAAGCGCGTGTCGTGATCACGCCCTGCACCTTGACGCCGAGGCGGGCTGAGAATCGCGCGGTCTCGGCCAGGACGTGATGCTCGAGCGGGTGGCTTGGCGCAGCGGTGGGCATCCGGTGCAGCGCGCAGCCGGCGAGCAGGAGCAGGATGCCGAGAAAGGTGAGGGACGGCGGCACGCGATCGTCCGTCCGCCGCGAGTATTCTCCCCGCCGCCCCTCTTTGGTGATCTCGTTCACTGGAACCTCTCGTACCGATACACCTGCCGGCTGTCACAGACTCCAGCGTGGACGTAGCACGACCGCCCGCTACGCAGAACAGGCGGCCATGGGCAGGCGTGGACCGTCTCCCAGTTCATGTCCCGAGACTTGTTGCCGGGGGCGCGGCACGTTACGTCGTAGTGCTCGGCGCAGACCGGGACCAGCGTCGGAGGCAGGCGGTAGCAGCCGGCGAGCAGGAGCAGGCCGAGCAGGAGAAACAGGGGGAGCCTCATCGGCCGTCCCCGTCTTCCATCGCCAGTAGCCGCGCCGCGTCCTGCTCGGGGACGCTCGCGTCGAGGATATCGCCGATACAGGGGTGCGCTGCGGGCTGGTAGTAGTCCGCCCCGCCGTAGCCGCAGATGTCGCACGGGGACAGAGACACGCCGCGCCGAAGGAGGACTCCGCGTAGAGTCGTCTTGAGCCGCCCCACCTCGGCGATCGCAGACATCATCACCGTATGAGGCGTCTCTGGGCGTGCGTGGTCTCCGAGGCCGAGCGCGCGAAGCAGCGCAGCCAAGTCGTCCTGCATGACCGACTGAACAGCGGCCGACTCCCCCGCCACTCGCGTAAGGAGATCCTCCAAATCGTCCTGGAACTTGCCGTTCCGAGTCGTCGTCCCGATGAATCCGTGATCGAGCATGAAAAAGCCAGCCTGCTCTCTGCGGCTCATCGGCGCCACCGTCTGCCTGGGATTGGGTTTCATCGCGCTGGCCTCAGCCACTCCTGGGCGCGCGCGAGCCAGTCGTCCGCACGGTTGCCGGGCGATACTTGACAGTCGCGTAGATCCTCAAGGCAATCCTTCGCCTCGACGAGCAGGCGCGTGGCCTCGGCGATCTGCGTCCGCAGCCTCAGCACTTCGAGCGTAGGACCGCGCTTCACTTTCCGCTCCACTTGATCCCCACCTTGCCGCCCCAGCTCCGGTCGGTGTCCCACGACACGCCCCCGAGCAGCGACCAGCCGGCCGAGAGGCGCACCGCCCCGACCACGGCGACGCCGCGCTGGTCGAAGCCGACCTCGAGCTCGGCCGCCTTGCGGTCGGCGGGGAGCCCGGCGAACAGCCTGTCGATCTGCTCTTGGAGCTGCGGGTCCGCGAACCTGCGAACCGTCTCTGCCGGAATGATCCCGAGGAACCGCCCAGGCTTCGCGTAGACCGTGACGATCTTGTAGAGGTCCGGCGAGATGACGCTCATGGCGTCGCCTGACTTCCTTTCGGAACCGCGAAGAACGGCAGCACGTAGAACCCCATTTCGCCATCAACAAAGCGGAGCGGGCGCGTGGGGAGGCCCCGCTCGTCCTCTCCGTTGAGCAGCAAGACGAACCGGCGGCGCTGGCCCTCGTCCAGGTGCTGGAAGTAGAACTTCGCGAAGCGGCCTAGCCCCTCGACGTAGACCTTGTAGGACTTGTCGGTCGTCCCGAGGCTGACGTCCCCCGCTTCGAGGTGGGCCATGAAGAGATCGGGGTTGAGGCTCCCGCAGTAGGAGCACGTCTGGTCGTCGCGCCAGGCGTCCTCGCCGTCCTTGCGCTGGCCGATCTCGTCGCGGCGTGGACACCTCATGGCTACCACCAGCTCGTGCAGACGTTGCGTCCGGGTTCGCAGAGGCGGCAGTTCCCGTTGTTCCGGTAGAGCTGGAACGGGTTGCCCTCGACCTGCTCGCACCTCGCCCCGTTCTTCGCGTCGGTCACCGGGTCGCCCTTGAGCAGCCACCGCTCGACAGCGGGGCGCTCGAGGTCCCCCTCTTTGTCCTTCCGCATCGGGCAGCCTGCGCGCTTCGTGCCGTCCTCCGTCGGGCTCTGTCCCGTCGCGGCGCAGAAGGGCTCCTGATCGACCGTGACGGGCGTGGTGTCCGCGATCTTGCGGCTGTACTCGCGCGAGTTGAAGCGCCACCTGGGCGTGCCGTTCGAGTACGTGCGCATCGGGCAGGGGAGGAAGGGGCACTCGTCGGTCGCGGGCGGGGGCGGCGGAGTCGGAGGCGGCGCGGTGCCGCGCACGTACATGTGCTTGATGGCGTTCGCGCTCGTGGCCACGCACGCGCGCGCGTAGTCGAACAGGTGCGTCTCCTCGTACTCGTTCGTCCCCGGTCGGTTCACGAAGATGCAGTCGCTGCGCTTCCCGTTGTCGTCGATCGACTGCCCGGCCACGACGTCGACGGCGAGCAGCTCGTCCGAGATCCCTTGGAAGGCCGTGTCGATGCCAGAGGGCCCGTCGCGCAGGCACGCGCCGTCGCCTCGCCACGCCTCGGGGTTCTTCGCCCTCCACCGGTCGATCGCGGCCGCGGTGTACGCCCAGGTCTGCTTCCGCGTGTCGGACGCCACGAGCGTCAGGTCCTCGTCGTCGAGCAGCGGCGCATGGACGGTCGGCGGAGGGGTCGGCGGCTTGGGTGTTGGCGGGGCGGTGGGCCCGGGTGTCGGCGCCGTGCAGGACGGCAACTCCTGCCACGCCTCGCCCGGCGGCCGGTGCCAGCAACCACAGCTCGCGCCGACCTCGCACACGGGATCCGGGGGCCGGCACTCGATCCCCGATGGCAGCGGCAGGCACGTCTCAGCCGGGTCGCACGGCGAGGGGTCGCAGGAGGGCGGCTCCGGGGTCGGAGGCGGTGGCGTGACCGCGCAGCTTGCCTTGTACTGGTCCTGAGCATCCTCACACGCCTTGCTGACAGGCGCGGCTTGGCAGATGCTCGTGACGGCCGCCGCGAGCCTGGCGCAGTCCGCGTCCGAGCAGCCCCGCTGCTGGACTGCCACGCCTCCTGCGGTGAGGGCGGCGCCGGCCACGGCTGTCCCGACGGCTCGGCGCATCGTGATCTTCATGCGACCCTCCTATCAGGCGAGTTCACGGTGCCGCCGGCTCCGGAGGCGCCGGCTGTGCCGGCATCGGCGGCGGCGGCATCCCAACCTGTTCCTCGGGCGGCGCGACCTCTGTCGGCTGGTTGCCGGCGGCGGTCGTCGGTGCCCCGGGCGAGGCAAGCTCCGGGGCGGTCATGGCGCGCATCTGCTTCATCTCGTCCTCGAGACGGTGAGCCTCGATGTGGGCGCGCCAGGTCAGCACGAAGCGCAGGGCCTCCTCGGACGATGGCCCCTCGCCCGCTTCCGCGGGCGGCGCGGCGAAGCCGAACTGCGCGAGCGTCCCCGACCAGTAGTTGAGGATGCGGTCCTGCAGGTCCGGAGGGCCCGGGATAAAGGCGATCTGCTTCAGGCTCTGGAACCACTGCCCCCCGAGGAGCGCGAGGGCATCGTCCCAGCCGGCGCGGCGCTCCATGTCCCGGAAGTAGGCGCTGTGACAGGCGCGGCCGTGCTCCTCGTAGTGGGTCGAGTTGTCGTCGATGCCGGGGTCGATCCGGGGGACCCGCTGTTCTTCCTTGAGCGCGATCCACTCCCGTTGCGCTTCCTTCTCCTGCTCGTCCTCGTCCTCGAATAGCTCCTCGGGCAGCTTGAGCATCCGCGCGATCTTGCGCTGCTTCGACGGCGTGGCGTTCACGGGGTCGATGACGTGGTTCATGATCGCGTCGCGGATCTTCTCGACCTGCTGGGCTCCGGAGTCGAAGTCCGGCTCCCCCTCCACCTCGACGTCGGTCTGCTTGGCGAAGTCGAGACCCTTGGTGTACCGCCAGCGCTCCTCGCCGTCGTCGTCCTCGTACTTCACGGGCCGGCCTTCCGCGTACATGTGGGTGATGACGCGGGCCCCGTGACCCCAGGCACGCTTCAGGCTCGCCTTGACACGGTTGAGGCGCGGCTCCCGGCGTTCCCCTGCGGCGCCCTTCAAGGCCTCGATCGCGTAGCCGGCGGAGACCCCTGGCGGTGGGTTGCCCTTCTCGACTTCGGCGTAGCCGGCGTAGTCCTTGCAGGCGTTGATCGCGTCCTGTGACTCGGCCCTGGTGCCTGGGTCGATCGTCGTGTTGTTGATGAGCTGCGGCAGGACGTTCGGCGCCGTGGGGTCCGGCTCGATCTCGATGAGGCTCCCGGGGATGCCACCGCGCATGGCCTGAATCTGGAAGTTGTGCGTCGTGAGGGCGACGTACATGGGCACGGCGAGGCGCTCCCGCACGGAGGCGGTCTGGCTGGCGATCGTGTTCCGGATGTCCTGCGGGTCGAACATCATGTTCCACAGGCCCTGCCCCTGCAGCCGCCGGCCGCCGTCGATGAACTCCCAGGGGATGTAGTCGACCATCGACCGCTCGACATACTCCCCGGGGTAGTTGGCCGACTTCATGAGCAGCGGGCCGTAGAACATCACCTGCTCGCCGATGACGACCGCGCTGCGCCCCTGGTTGAGGCGCATCTCGTACTCGCCGGTCGCCTCGTTCTGGATCGGCTCCATCCACGGCAGCTTGTGGCGCTCCTTCACCCGGACGCAGTTCTCGAACATCCGGGCGTCGAGCAGCGAGTAGAGCATGTCGGGGGCGCCGGCCACGGGGTGGTAGCGCGCCAGCGCCGCGGGGTTCTCCGCGCTCACGTTGCCGACCTTGTCCGGCCACCGGAGGCCGACCCAGTCGTCCAGGTGCTCGACGTGGGCCTCGCTCCATTCCCGGACCTCGCCCGGGATCGTGTCGAGCCCCATGTTGCGGGGGAACATGTCGTAGGGAGAGCGGATCGTCATCTCCCAGTCGCCCATGGGTTGCTCTTGGCCGAGGGAGCGGCCGAGGGCGTCCTTGGCGCCGTTCTGCGCTTCCTCGAGCGTCGGCTTGTACGGAGCCATCGGTGCATGGTCCGGACACCAGGGGCACCCGTTGACTCCGTGCTCGGGCTCGCCGGTCTCGGAGCGGCCCAGGGTCAGGGCGCCCTCGGAGACGGGGCCCGCCATCGCGAGGCGGTTCACCGAGTTCGTGTTCAGCTTCGGGGACGCCAGGATCTGCTGGCACTGCAGGCACTGCACGGCGTCGAGCACGGGGACCGTGACGGTCTGGTCCCACCGCAGCACGAACTCCGATTTCCACCAGGCGCCCCCGTAGAGGGGCATGTGGTAGTAGAGAAGGGGCCCGTGCTTGTCGTCCCAGTGCGTCTCCTTCAGGCGATGCTCCAGCATCTCCTTCATGAGCTTCGCGCCTTCGCGCGACCGCAGGTCGGGGGACTCGCTCTTGGGCGTGACGTTCGGGCGGTAGTTCGGGCGCCCGAGCCGGGCCGACTCGTTGATCCGGCCGCCGACCCCCTCGTTGAAAACCGGCGTGGGGATTCCGGCGTCGCCTCCCGACCAGTAGATCTCAACCCACTGGGCGAGGTTGGTGCCGCCCTCGTAGCCGGCCAGGGCCTGTTGCAGCCACTGCGCGCCGCGATCGTAGAGCTCGGCCTTGCGCCACCCCGAGGCGTCCCGGACCCGCAGGTCGTGGGCGTAGTAGAGGCCGGAGTCCACCCACTGCTTGATCGGGCGAACATCCTTCGTCCCGAGCGGCGGCGGGATGTTGACGGACGAGAGGCGTGGCTGATGGACGTCGAGCACCGTCTACTCCATGCTGCCGGGAACGGTGGCCCCGGCGTTCGCCTGGAAACTCTCACGCTCGGCGGCGAACTGCGCTTCGACCTCTTCGCTCGTCATCGGTGGCCGGAACTGGCGCCGCCGGAGCTCGGCGGGAGTTGTCGGCGCCGCCTCGCCCACGGCTCGAGGCTCCGGCCGGGCCGGTCGCTCCGCGGCGTAGCGGATCGCGTAAGCGCGGGCGTCGACGACGGCCAGCGACGTCTTCATCGCCTCGCGCAACTGTTCGCGGAGATCGGTGATCGTCTCGTCTCGCATCCGGCAACCGTCGCAGGCCCCGCCGAGCAGTCCCATCAGGCCGACCTCCGTTGTGGCACCGGGTTCGCCCATTCCGCGAGCACGGCGAGGACCTCCCGCTGGTTCGCCTTGTAGCGCTGCCACATCCAGGCGGCGATGACGCGCCTCACCATCCGCTCGCGGAGGAGGGCCTCGCAGGTGCTCTTGAGCTGCGCGAGATTCATGGCCGGCACGGCGAAGAGCGTCACCTGCAGCTCGTCGACGGTCGCCGTCCGCGTCTGCACCATGATCCGGACGATCCGCTCCTCGTGCAGCCAGTCCTCGAGGGCGTTGCGCATCGTGACCTCGGCCGGCGCCTCGACGTACCGGCGTCGCCCGCGGCGGTAGACGAGGATGAGGAGCACGAGGATGAGGGTGTAGACGATCGCGGTCCACACGAACACCCCGGCGTCGGTCATCGGAGATCCCTGGCGTCCTGGATGATGGTCGGCGAGATGGCCATGAAGGTCGCCTTGCACTTGAGGCACCGCGCCTCGGCCTCCTCGTGCCCGTCGCGTTCGATGGTGAAGAGGGGCCCGTTCTTGCCGGTCGGCCCGCCCTTCCCACGCTGCCACGGGAAGAGGGAGCGCTCGATCCGGCCGGTGGCGACGATCTCGCCCGAGACCAGGCAATGCGGGCAGACCGGATACCCGCAGAGACGACCGGCGCGAGATGGACCGGACCGGACCGCGTTGTCGTCCTGGGCTTGGGGTGCCATTTCCCCTTCGGTACCCTTGCACGCTACGGCATCGGGCCCGCGCTGTCAACGATTTGTAGCCCCTAGTGCGCCGGACCCCTCGACCGGACGGCTACACCACCGGTAGTGAGATCGACGCCGAGGTCGACGTCGAAGCGCTTCTCGATCGCCTCCTTCAGCCCGGGGACGCGAAGGATGCCAACGACGATCTGCTCCCGCGCCGCGTTCATCACATGCTGGTGCCGAGGTGGCGGCTCTCTGGCGATGAGCAACCCGGTGGCGAACGCGAACGCCGTGACGAGGATGCCCTCGACGTCGTCTGCCACCACCTTCTCGGTGGCGATCGGTGTCGTGCCGTCGGGTCCGAACAGGATCGGTCGTCCGCTCATCGTCGTCCTCCTCGTCGGTTTCGCGCGTAGGGGTTCACGAACGGTTGGCCGCGGCCGCCGGCCGGCGGCTTCTGGTCGAGGCCCGAGGCGGCGAGCACCCGGCGGCGCAGCATCTCGCGCGTGTCGAGCATCGGCGGCTCGTTCCGCTGGCCGAGCACCTCCATCTGGGACTTGTCGGCCTCCCGCCAGATCCACGGCTGCAGGTGGAGCAGCGCCTGGCTCGTCATGTCCACGTCGTCGTCGTGCGAGCCGTTCGGGAAGGCGGCGTGCTCCTCGATGTAGTCCCAGACCCAGGGTGCTATCGCCGGGTGGGGGACGTAGACGTTGTGCGCCGCGAGGAGGGCGACCATGCTCATGGCCCGGGCGTCTGAATCCTTGCTCGACGACGCGGCGGTCATGACGCGCGACACCTTTGAGCCCTGCGGGCTCGCCGGGATGAGGCCTCCGACCTCGCGACGGAGAATGGCGATCGCCGCGGGCCCGTTCGCCTTGTCCTCGACGATCTTCTTCACGGCCTTCGGGAAGCGGGTCGTCATGTCGCGGATCGCCTGGACGAGAGCCACGATGTCCATACGCTCGTTCACGCGGTCGAGCAGGAAGCACTGGGCCCCCGCACGCCCCCAGCATCCACCCGAGACGGGGTCGGGCGGCCGCCCCTTCCGGACCTGGCCGGCCTCGTCCTTGAAGCTCGCATCCCAGGACTGGAGGAGCTCGTCGCCGCCGCCGCGGTCGTCGGTCTTGAAGTCGGGCAGTTCCACTGCCGGCGGGTACTCGATGCCCTCCTTCGACCGGATCGGGGCGAGGAGTGCCGCGCGCGTCTCCGGCTGGAGGCCGCGCGGGACCCAGAACCGCCACCACTCCCGCCTGATGATGCCGCCCTCGAGCGGCGACGGGTCCTGCTGATGCTGGGCTGAGTAGCCGTGGGGGCCGAGCGTGACCTTCGTCTGCTCGATGACCTCGGCCGTGAACCGCGAGGGCCAGAGCAGCTCGCCCTTGTGGGTCCGCGGGTCCTTCCAGCCGATCGGGCTCACCTCGTGGATGTCCATGACGGCCCGCGGGTCGTACTCGGTCGGCAGCTTCAGGTGGACCCAGGGCAGGGACGACTCCCGGAGGAGATGCCCGGTGACGTCGTCGTGGTGCGTCCGCTGGGCGATGCCGACGACCCTCGAGCCCCGGGGGTCGTTCATGCGGCCGAGGAACACCTGGTCGATGTACCGGTGTGCCGCAGTGCGGACGGCATCGGAGTCCGCCTCCTCGATCTTGATCGGGTCGTCGAAGCAGTTGTGGGTGAGGATGCCGTTCGCGTAGAAGTCGTGGTCCGGCTCGCAGGTCAGGTTGTAGACGGCAGCGGGCGACGGGCAGCGGCGCGCAGAGACGAGCCGTACCGTCTCATCGTGGGCGCGTGGATCCCCTTCTTCGTGTGGATGAGTCGGTGGCAGGGCACGCAGAGGGTCACCAGGTTGGTGGCCGCGTGATCGGTCTTCGAGCCGTCGAGATGGTGAACGTGAAGCAACCGCGGCTTCCCCTGGCACATCAGGCAGCAGACATCCCGTTGCCTCACCAGCCGTCTCAAGAATTTCGGAAACCCTGGAGAGTACGGCGTGCGCCATCCCCCGTGCAGGTAGCGGCCGTTGTTCTGGCCGCGAATGGCGGTTCGGTGGATCGTGCTCGAGCACCGTGTCGAGCAGCAACGCTCTTTGTTCCTGGGGATGAAGGTTCGTGAGCACACGCTGCAGGTGCGCCGCCGCGCCTCGCGTTGTGCTGCCCCTCGGCAACGATGCGAGCAATATCGTCGCCTCTCCGCCTCGGCCCGGGGCGCCGAGAACTCGACCTTGCAGTGCGCGCAGACCAAGGTGACCCGACCGCCCCCCCACGAGGGATTGCCCGGACCCGTCTGCGCCTTCGACCAGCACGCTCTCGAGCAGACGTTCCGGCTCCGTCTCTCGGCGTGGGCTGGGCTGCGGTCGAACGTCGCGCCGCAAACGTCGCAAGAGTACTTCATCAGCGGAGCATATCACATCCATGGCCGGGACATACCCCCGTCCCTCCACCCACAGCGGATGCTCCTCGGTGCAGCGGAGTATCCCTCCATCGGAGGTCTCCAGCTCGACAAGTGGTCGCCCGGAGCTTCGGTGCCAGCCGGTGATTTTCTGCCATCGACCGGAGGATCCGAGCACCCGCGTCTGTAGGCGCTCCTCGACGATCCTCGCGATCGGAAGGGGTCCATCCTCGGTTTCGATCAGGGTCGAGCCTTCGAGGCACAGGATGTCGCCGCCCTGGCCGGTGGTCCCCGCCTTGACGCCTGCCGTGAAGCGCCGGCCCCCGCGGTCGTTCTCGTAGTGCGTGATGACGTTCTGGTCGGTCGTCCAGCGGAAGCCCTGGCACCCCACCGCGTGGCGCCCGAGGGGGCACCCGCAGCCCCAGCGCTGCTGATACCAGTCGGTGTCCATCAGGCGCCGCGAGTAGATGGCGTCCCGGACGGCGAAGCCCACGGAGTACGAGGCGTAGACGAACTGCGTGGCCGGCCAGCGGGTCCAATGCCACGTCGGCCAGAAGACGGAGACGTACCACGACTTCGAGTGCCTCGGGGCCACCGAGATCAGGAGGAAGCGGATCTGGCCGAGGGACACCGCCTCGAGATGCTCGGCCATGGCGTCGTGGTGCCAGTTGTGCGCAAAGGGGACGGTCGGCTGCGTCTGCTCCCAGGCGCTGGGCGCGTAGCGAGAGAGGCTCCGGCCAAGGCGATGGCGCTGGACCTGCTCGAGGGTCGCCTCGCTGAGCTGGTGCGGTTCGGGAGTGGGCTCTGTCGCCACGAGCTACTTCGATGGCCGACGGGGCGCACCACGGGCCGAGAGCGCGGCCGCGAGGCGGCGCAGAGCCATGCTTTTCCGAAGCGGACGGCCGCGGATCCGTTGAGCGAGGCGCCGGTAATAGTCCCCGCTGTGGCCGAGGACTGCGGCGAAGGCGTCGAGGTTCGAGTAGGGATCAAAGAGCCACTGCTGGGCCAAGCCGATTCTGGGCGTGAACCGCCCGGGCCGCAGCGCTACGCGGAAACCGTCGAAGATGACGGCCGCTGCGAGCGCGCGGATACCCCTGCTGTCCATCCTGTCCATCAGCCCACCTCCGCGGGGATCGCCCGCCGCTTGGCCGCCGCTGACTCGAGCGCGTCGTTCAGCGCATCGAGGATCGGCATCGGCAAGCTGGCCAGCACGAGGTTGAGTGTCACGCTCTGCCGGGGCGGGGGCGGCGGCTGGTCGCGCGTCAGGCCCCGGATCTTGGCGAGGAGCGCCAGGGCCGGCAGCGGGTCCCGCACCTCGATCGAGATGTCGGGGGCGCCCTCGGGGGTCTGCTTCACCCGGTAGCTCTTGAGGGTGGCGCTCCTGCCGGCCTTGATGCCCTGCTCCACGTCGACCACGACCCCGTTCCCACGAAGGGCGCGCGCCACCGCCATGGCGGCATCGGCGCCCTCCACGGCCCCAATCGCCTGGACGACCAGCCGGGCCTCCGCCGGCTTCACCACGCGGAGGAAGTCCCCGAGGTCGGCCGTGGCCTGCATCGCGATCCGGTCGAGGATCTCCTCGACGGCCATCCCCATCCGCTCCTCGACGGCCTGGCCGTGCTGCTCGAGGAGGGCCCGCACGCTCGCACGGCCCAGAAGGCGGCAGGCCGTGGTGGCGAGGTTGGGCCTCGAGCCGCTGTAGCCGGCGGCCTTCGCTGCCTCGATGCCGTTGCCCTTGAGCTTCAGGTAGGCTGCCGCGAAGCGACGTTCACGCTCGGCGGTCGTTCTGCGGCTGGCACGAACACCCACGTCCGCCATGATACGCCATTGGCTCAAATTGGCCCGGGGGAATGCCCAGGTCGTGGGGCGCCGTCCTACCGCTCGGGCCTCGGGCCCCGGGGTGGAGGGGTGAACGGGCCGCTTCCCACACTGACCCCGCTACGAATGCCCTGTGTTCGGCTGACCTGCTTCCCCCGACCTGGGCGAGGACAGGGTAACACGGCCCTACGGCCGTACAGGGGGGAGATCGGACCGCGATGCGTCCGAACTACCCCCTAGCGCAGCCGAAATAACCCCCCCCCTATCCGGGACGTTATTTCCGGACCCCCCTACCACAGGAACCCGTCCGGAAAAGGTCGGACCTCGGGAGTTTCCGGACAGGGGGGCTTGACAGCGCAAAGCGCTTTGCGTATTATGTCCTTGAGGGAGTGGCACGATGTACCAGCAGATGATTCGCGAGACGTTGGCCCGGCTGGGCCGGATCGGCACCGACGCGCGCCACGTCGAAGGGTGGATGCGCTGCGAGTTTGGGACGCTCGACCATCTCGGGGGCGCGACGTGGAACCGCGCTGTCCGCGAGGCTGTCGAGTGCGTCGACGCGGCGGAGCCCGGGGTCAGCGACCGGCTCGCGGCGTCCTACGGACTGTAAAGGGGAGGGGAACCATGATGAAGGTGTTCGTCCTGCGGGGCGAGAACTGCTTCAGCGAAGACGGCGAGATCGCGTGGATCTGCGGCGTCTACGCCACACGCGAGGCTGCGGAGGTGGCCGAGGCTGCGGAAGTGGCCGAGTGCCGCGAGAGCCGACCCGAGTTGGTCATCTACGACAACGAGGAGTCTGGCTACAGCGAGGAAAGCTGCAACTGGGACCGGGAGTACGCCATCGAGGAGCACGAGGTCGAGGGCGCTCCGGGCGAGGCCGTACCGGGGACTTGTCGCGGGGAGTTGACCAATGACCACCAGTGAACAGGCGAGGGCCGACGCGATGGCCGACGCAGAGACGCTCCGCATTGTCGCGGGGACGGAGTGGCCCGGCCGCACCAGCGACGGCAGTCCATTTGTCCTCGCGAAAGCGAACGCTCGCCGCGGGCGAGGGCGGGCGAGCCTCGCATTCCACATCCGGCGCGGGCGCACTTACTCCGCCTATGCCCTCGTGATGGACGCGGCGCACGAAGCGTTCCGGGCCGTGCCGGGGCTGCGATGAGGGGCGAGCCCTGCGAGGTCTGCCGGTACGGGCACATCTGCGACCACTCGCCTTTCGGCCGCTTCGTGCTGGGTCTGCTCGCGCGGCTCGTGCGTGCATTCCGTGCGGTGCTGGGCCTGCGGGGCGACCAGTGACGCGCGCTCGACGGCTCAGGGCTGGGGACCGCTTCCGGCTGCATCCCGACTGCGGGACCTGCGGCGAGTTCATCGTCGTACGGGTGACCCCGTGCTCGGCGATCGTCCGACCGCTCGCGCGCCGGCACGTCGAGGTCGTGAAGGCCGGCGAGGTCGTGGCGTCCTTCGAGGCACCCGGCAAGGCCTTCGGCATCTCCCCCACCGCATCGGTAATCCTGTTGAAGGAGGGCGAGTAGTGGAACCCCACGTCTACCGCACGATGGTCGTCCGCGAGGGCACCCTGCCGCCGGCACGGTGCCAGAACCCGCGCGAGGTCCTCCCCGTCATCATCAAGGCTCTGGAGGGCTGCGACGTGCTCGGGAAGGAGTACTTCGGCGTCCTCTACCTGTCGTCGAGGTGGCACGTCGTCGGCGCCGAGATCGTGTCGATCGGCTGCCTGACGGCGACCACCGTCCACCCGCGCGAGGTGTTCCGCGGGGCGATCGTTCTGCCGTGCGCCGCGATCGTCCTCTTCCACAACCACCCGTCCGGGGATCCGGAGCCCTCGGCCGAGGACCTCGCGCTCACGCGGCGGCTCGCAGCCGGCGGCGCCCTGCTCGGGATCGAGGTGCTCGACCACGTCGTCGTCGCCAAGGACCTGGCGGGGGGCGAGTGGAAGTTCATCAGCATGAAGGACAGGGGGGTGCTCTGATGCGGCGCCCCTCCCTCTCGTCAGCAGCTCGAGCGCTTGGCCGGAAGGGCGGCAAGATCGGTGGCCTCACCACCGGGAAGACGAAGCGCCGGGGGAACTCCGCGTACTACCGGCGCCTCGCCCGTCTCCGTCGCCGGCTTCGCTTCTGCGAGGTCTGCGGCGGAGAACTCGGGGTCATGACGTTCGAGGCCTTCGAGGCGATGGGCCGGCGCTGCGCCGAGCACGGCGAGAGTTAGGCTGGCTGCGGCCCGAGGCCCAGCACCTTCTCGCGGGCAATCCGCAGTTTCTCCTCCGTGGAGAGATGCTCCTCCAGGGGGTTGCACTGCGTGCAGCGGACGTACTCGGCCTCCGTCTTGTGGTCCTGCGGGTCGTGCGCCGGCCCCGTGAGGTAGCTCATGACAGGCTCCGTGAGGTAGCGGTCAACGAGCCAGCGGACCGTCCGCGCCCGGGCCCCCGCCTGGAGCTTGTTCAGCGTCCGGGTGACGAGCGCCATGGCCCGCAGCTCGTCGGCGATCTCGAGGGACCCGGCGAATACCTCCTGCCTCCGGCTGAAGCTGTCCAACCGGCGCATCGCCCGCGGCTTCTTCTCTTCCATGGTCTTTCCTCCCAAGTATTTGTCGAAGATCAATCTCCACGAGGGCCAGGTCCGTCTTCCCCCTCGTCGTCTTGGCGCGCAGCTCGAGCCGCTCGTACTCCTGGTCCCCGAGCACACGCCGGAAGAACGTCTCCTTGGCCAGGTGGTCGGAGTCCACTTCCCCGTGGCAGTGGCGGCAGAGCGGCCAGCCGTTCGACGGCTCGAAGCGGAGCCCTCGATACTTGCCCTTGATGAAGCAGTGGGCGGCGTCCGACCACGGCCGCTTCAGGCAGCGCTCGCACCACTTCCCGACTCGGCCCTTCCGGTAGATGACCTGCACCCACAGCCGATTGCACCGCCGCTCTCGCGTCCGGTAGTCGGAGGAACTCGCCGCTCGGAGGATGGTCGACCGCCGCGGAAGCCGGGTCCTGCGGATCCACTTCCGCGGCTTCGGCTCCCGCTGGGGAGGTTTCGGCAGCGAGGTCATGAGCGAGCCTCCGCGAACAGCGGGCCCAAGATCCGGCGCCGGGCCATCTGCGCGTACTCGGGCTTCAGCTCGAGGCCACGGAACTCCCGCCCGTTCCGCAGCGCCACCACGCCCACCGTCCCGCTGCCGACGAACGGGTCGAGCACCAGGTCGCCCGGCGCGGAGCCGGCGAGGATGCAGGGCTCCACGAGGGCCTCCGGGAACGTCGCGAAGTGCGCGTCGGCGAACGGCTGGGTGGAGATCGTCCAGACGGAGCGGCGGTTGCGACTGCCGTTGTCCTCCCACGGCACGCCGAACCCCTGGTGGCCTCGGTGCAGGTCTTCCTCGACGCCTCCAGCGTCCGCTCTGAATTTGCGCGCCTTGTTCCCCGAACGGTAGCGACCGATCTTCGTGCGGTGCGACCGCCCGAGCCCGGTGTCCCAGCCTGACGGCGTGTTGTCGAACGGGGAGCCGGCACCGCCGCGGGGATGCGCACGGCCCGTGACGGGCTCGGCGATCGCGTCGTAGTCGTAGAAGTAGGTCGCGCTCTTCGAGAGCAGGAACAGGTATTCGTGTGCCCTGGTCGGCCGGTCCTTCGCGCTCTCCGGCATCGGGTTGGGCTTGGCCCAGATGATGTCCGAGCGCAGCCACCAGCCGTCCGCCTGGAGGGCGAACGCCACGCGCCAGGGAATGCCGACGAGGTCTTTCGGCTTGAGGCCCTGAATCGAAAGCCGGTTCGGCTGCGTCATCGGGCCGAGGGCGGCAATGGCCGTGTGTTTCCCGGCGTGCGTGCCGTCCCTGTTCGCGCGCGTCTTCTTCCGCAGGATGGCCGGATGGTCGCCACGCCCGTTCGCGAGACGGTCGCCGCGGTAGCCGCGCGCCTGTTTTCTGATGGCGGTCGCCTCCTGCAGGCCTCGCGTGTCCTTCCAAACCCCGTGGCTGTGGTCGCGGTCGGCGTTGCCCGGTGGCGCCGATACGTAACAGTCGCCGAGGTTCAGCCAGAGGGTGCCGTCGTCGGCCAGTACGCGATGCACCTCGCGGAAGACGGACCGGAGGTGGTCGACGTACATCTCGGGCGTGGGCTCGAGGCCGAGGCAGCCGACCCAGCCATCCGGCCACGTCGACGCAGGGATTCCGTAGTCGCGCAAAGACCAATATGGTGGGCTCGTGACGCAGCAGCGCACGGACCCGGACGGCATCTCGCGCAGCAGCTCGCGGCAATCGCCCTGGCGGATCACGCCCGGTCGTCCACGAGGTCTGCCTTGCGCCGCCCACCGAGCGTCTTGGCCCACCGACCTGGCGCGCCGTCTCCAATCCGCCAGTGGATTCGACTCGGTGCCACGAGCACCACAAGATCGGGCGAGAACGTGACCTCTCGCGCTCCAATCTGACACAGCACGGCCTGCCAGCGCGGGCGATGCTCACCCTTTTTCAGTTTGCCCGATGGCCTGATGTGGACCCAGTCGAGAACGCGGCCGCGCAGGTGCTGGACTGCGGTCTCGAAGTCATCGCAGAGTCGGAGATCGCGAAGACGGAGCGGAATCATCGGCGCGTGGTGTGCCATGGGCTCTACTCCTCGATATTTCGCAGGGTGGCGATCGCAGCGTCGATCTGATCGCGCCGGGACTCGAGCGCAGAGATTGCTGCGGCGATCGCTGGATGGTGCTTCTTGGGAGCTGGCGCCAAGGGCTGGCGCTTCTCGCGTGGCTTCGGCGCCGACTTCGGCGCGGCCCGCACGGCCGGCGCCGAAGGCCGCGGGACGGGCGGTGCCTTCAGCTTCGGCTTCCATGGGATCGAGACCTTCCGCAGGATCTCCGGCCGCAGCGGCGGCCGCGGGGCGAAGTCCGTCCGGCGCGCACCGCAGGCGCAGAGCCCGTCCACTGGACCGTAGACGTGATCCGCCCGCATCTTCCCGTCCGGCAGCTTGCACTGAGGCTCCACGGTCACTCCCTTCTGCTTTTCGCGGTACGCCTTGTCGTACGCGCTCTGTCGTCGCAGGCACGGCTCGCAGCGCAGGCGGCCGGCCTTCGGCTTTCCGCCGCAGCCGACGCAGAGCCTCCGTCTCTTCCGATCCTGTCGGACCTTCAGCGGCGAGCCCATGGCTTCAGTGAACCCGCTCGGCGTTCGTCGCCGCCCACGCCTTCAGCTTGCCGGGTCTGAAGTGCGCCACGTCGGAGTAGGGATCGGCGTCCTCGTCGGTGCAGATGTCGAGGCGCTCGAACATCTCTCCCCGACGAAGCACCGCGATCGCCCACACTCCGCCGAGCCCCGGCTTGCCGTAGCGCACTGCGAGCAGCGTGCCGTCCGAGAACGCCACCAGGACTCCGATCGCGTGGTCCGGCCCTTCGTCGCTCCCGTAGCATCCGACCTCGCCACGGAGCTCGCCCTCGAACTCGATGAGGTCGTCGCTCGCCCCGTAGACCCTCGTCCCCTTCGTCGGCTCGCCCATCACTCACTCCCTTCGATTTCCTTCGCCCTGGCAGCAACGCGCGCCAGCCACCCGAGGAGCGACTCCCCTTCCTCGCGCGCGACCGTGGCAACTGCGCCCTGGTAGGCCTTGACCTCGGCCGGACTTGCGAACTGCGGCGCCGGCACCGGGACGCGGACGCGGGTCGGGGTGGCTGGCGCCGTCGACGCGCTGTGGTTTCGGAACGGGAACTCCGGCTGGCCTCGCTTCGTCACGCGTCTCCCCTCACAATGGGACCGGCTTCTCGACTGCCACCAGCAGCGCGCGCGCGCGGGAGAGAGCGGCCCTCACCCACCTGATCGAGACCCCCTTCGCGCTGGGGTCGGAGAAAGACTTGGCGGGATGACCCTCACCGGCGGGGATGGTGGCCACCCGCGCGACGATCGAGAGGGGCTCGACCTCAAGCCTTTCGGCGATCGTCGCGCAGACCTCAAGGAGCTCCTGCCGTTCCGGGTCGTTTTCCACAGGCTGTGGAGAACTCGGACGGACGTCCGTATCCGTCTCCGGATCCGAAGGAACGAAGGAACGTATTCCGCCCGGCTCAGCCGTGTCTTTTCGCGGCTCAGCCGTGGAAAGCAACGGCTCAGCCGTGTCTTTTCGCGGCTCGGCCCTATAAAGAGGAGGCGGGGCCGGGATTGCGCTCTCGACCTCCTTCGGGTGCGGGTTCTGGTACCGCTCGAAGTTCTTGACCTGTATGAAGTTCTTGCCGTCAACCGAGTAGCGGAGGATCGACCCGGCATACTGGAGGTCGTCGAGGAGCGAGTCGATGTCGAGGTCGGGCTCGAAGGGGAAGGCGGCCCCGTGGATGACCGGAGGCTGGTCGCGGAGTCGCCCCCGCTTGTCGGCCAGTCCCCACAGCCCAGCGAAGAGGAGCCGGGCGTGCGGCTGGCACGCGGCGAGCCGCTCGTCGGCGAAGAACTCGGGGCGGATGATGCGCTGGCGGGCCATCAGGGTCGGGTCTCCTTCATGGCTTCGTGGTGTCCTTTCCTACCGTGCGACCTGCTGGCCCCAGGGCGCTCCAATACGCCTCAGGCTCTTCCCGGCGGGCCTCTGAGTTCCCGCCGAGTCCACCCGCCTCAGAATGAGCCGGGGCCAGCACGTCGCGCGCCGGATCGTCGGAGTAGGCGTAGCGGTACAGGCTCGGCCCGCATTCATCGACCGTGTACCAGCCACCCGTGCTCGGGATCTGCCGCCAGAGCTGGCCGGCGACGAGCAAGAGGTTCATGCGAGGGTGCTTCCAGCCCGCCCGGAAGGGCACGAACGCGCAGGCCCGGCGCCGCAGGCAGCCCTCGCAGCGGGTCACGAGGAGCGGAGAGCGGACAGGACGCCTCATGGCTTCCACTCCGCGAGCGCCGCCGCGAACGCCTCGGGATTCGCCTCGCTCCCGGCGGCGAACTGGCCGTCGCCCATGACGCGCAGCACCCCGGCTGGCCACCCGTTGAACTCGATGTAGGCGTGAAAGGGCATGACCGTGACGCCGCCCTCAGTCGTGATCGGCGTCGGATTCGCGCTGACCAGCCAGGACCAGGGGCCGCAGGTCCCCGCCCACCGCTTGCCCGGCATCTGGGCCAGCGACGGGAGGCCGGCGCGCGCGTGGGCGTCCATCAGGGCGTCCATGGGGCTGGTCATGGCGTGGCCTCCAGCCAGTACCAGACCAGCCCACCGCCCGCGTCGCGGTGAGGTAGCGGCTCAGCCGGCCCCCCCTGGCTCCGCAGGTAGATCCGCAGGTCGCTCAGCCGGGTACGCCATGCCGCGCCGGGAGGTAACAGCAGGGCCAGCTCGCGGTTGCTCGCCGGGCCTCCCGCCTGGAGCCGCTCCCAGATCAGCCTGGACATAGGTCGCAGCCGCTTCTGCTCCGACCGGGGGACGCGCTGGTCCTGGGCTGGGGGAAGCGGGGCCGGGGCGGGCGTGAGCGGGAGGTCGCGCTGGCGGGGGTGCAGGTCCTCCCAGTGCTTGCGCCGGCAGGAGTCAGAGCAGTAGGCCCTCGGCTCGCCCCTCCTGAGCCGTTGCGGAGGCACAGGTGCGCCGCAGGATGGCCTCCTGCACGCACCCGGAACCGCTGCGACGGTATAGGTTGACTCGCTCATGTTCTCCCCCGTCGTCTGGGCCGCCGCAGCCTGATCTGCCGCCGCAACTCCTTGACCGCCCCGCGCGTGACGATGCTGTTGGACCCGCAGACCGAGCACTCCCCGGTGCGCGTCGTGAGCTGCGTCCTGTCGCAGTCGGCGCAGAGCCCGACGACGAGCTGCCGGGCCTCGGTGGCGAGTTCCAGGTCGAGGGTCACAGGGGCCACCCGTACAGGGCGAACCACACCAGCGCCGCCGCCCAGGCGAGGCACACCACAGCGATTGCCAGGACACAGCCGCGCGGGGGATTGCCGATGTCCAGGGCTTCCGGCTCGTCCCTCATGGCTTCCTCCCTATCCACCCAGCGTCGGCTCGGTGCCGATCAACTCCGCGACCATCGCCTCGCGGTACGCGACGACCTCCACGCACAATTCCTCGGACAGGGATGAGCCCTTTCCTTCGCGCTTCGCCCGTTCGAACTTGAGCGCGGCCGCTAGCACACGCCGCGCCAGCTTGTCGAGACGATCCACGCTCGGCTTCTCGTTGTGTAGTGCCATCAAGTCACCCCCTACCAGACCCACGGGCCGTCCTCGGCCAGCACGTCTACAGATCCAAGGAAGCGGCGGCCGGGCTCGATACCGGCTTGGGTCGGTGCAATCAGGGTGCCGACGCTTTCGCGTTGCCGTTGCCCACGCACGAGGAACCCCTGCGCAGGATTCCAGCGTCCCGTTCCGTCCCTACGCTGGCTAGCGTGTCCTTCCACGCCGCGCCGCTTCCTTCGATCCATAGCGCCGGGGCAGGCATCCCCGCCCGCCCCGGCATGGTTTCGGTTCACCAGTTCCGCGGCATGTCCCTCCTCGGCCACGCTGGCCCTCTCCGCTGCCGGACAATCCGGGAGCGGCACGGCTACGTCGGAGCGGTGGGGCGTCATACGGCACACTCCAGCGCCGCCTTGACGGCACGCGCGATGGCTCGGCCCATCGGGAGCGGTACGCCGTTGCCAACCATCTGGCGTTTCGCGGATGACGTGAAGGGTTGCTCCTCAAGAAACCCGGCGGGGAGACCCTGTAGCCTCACCATCTCGGCGAGCTCCAGCGTTCCGCCGCCCCGGTTCAGCGACGATGACCGCCCCCCACTCTCCCTCGGCCGCTTCTCCTGCCCACCCCTGAGCAACCGAACCGGCCGCACACGAGCGTCCCCGGTCACGGCGAAGTCCCACCGAGTCGGCATGAGCGCCTCGCCCTGGAGCGGTAGTCCGTGCCCCGCGAAGGTTCCGAAGGTGACGCGGCGCTTTCGCTCCTGCGTCCCTCCGCACCAGCGGTTGTTCAGGATGTAGTCACGCGAGACGTAGCCGGGCACGTTCGGGAGCGGGGCCGCCGGAACCTCTTCCATCAGCCACCACGCCGGCCGGGCCTCGAACACGACCCGCTCAAACTCAGGAATCAAGTTCGCGTGGCGAGGTTCAAATCCATTGGCCCTGACCATGTGGATGAGTTGGCTGAACGGCTGACACGGCGGCCCACCGATCACGCCATCGAAGCGCCCGGCCGGGGGATGGAAGCGCCGGACGTCCCCGCCCCACAGCAGGTCCGGCCCGCGCACGACGCAGAAGCCCTCCTCCTCGAACGCCATGTCGAGCAGCCCGATACCAGGGAAGAGCGAGAGAACGAGCTGGCTCACGGCTTGACGCTCTCGCCACTCCCCGGCGGGGCCGGGATGTCGAGCGTGAGTTGCTGGTTCACAGCTTGTCCAGAGCCTTGAGGTACCGCTGTGCCAGCTCGAGCTTGCACGGCCGGCGGTTGTGCTCGAGATCGTGGAGGTAGGACGCCGTCAGTCCCATCGCGGTGCCGAGGCGGCGCAGGCTCACCTGCCGGCTCATCCGCTGGATTCGCAGCGCGGTGCCTTCGATGTAGGCGATGGACCCCTTGCCCCCACAGCGGGCGCAGCGCTCCTGTCTCAACGGACTCTGGAGGCTCCCGGTTGCGAGAGCGCCGTAGGTCTGTTGGAGGTCCCGCCTGTTGACCGGCCGTCGTTTCTTCATTGGCCCTCCGCCTCGCGCACGTCCCGGCAGTCACGGCACGGGCACGTCGCGTGCGTCTTGTAGTGGTCGCGGCAGCACACGCGCCACATCGCGTCCCAGGCGACGAGCAGGCGGCAGAAGAGGTAGCCGGCGGTGAAGCCGATGGCGACGGCCATGGTGTTCATGCACCCTCCGGGACGCCCGTGCCTCGTTGAGTTCTCAGGATCGCGAGAGTTTCGGAGCGTCGGCGCCAGCGTCCCCGGCTCGATCGGTCGTAGACCCGCTCGGCGGCCCTGACCCGGTCGGCGCATCTTGCCCTGCAGTATCGGATGCGGAGGCCGGCGTGGTAGACGGCGCCCGGCCCTTCCGGAAGGGCTCTCCCGCAGACGTAGCAGGCGTCGTATTTCATGTCCTTCCTCCTCCGTTGTGGTCCTTGCGCCACCCCGGCGTCACGCGCCCGGGGTCGTCGTCGTCTGGACCAGCGGCAGCCAGGAGCGCCGGGAGGGCGATCAAGGCTCCGGCCAGGAGGATCAGCGTGGCGACGATCTGGTCGGCAGTCATGCCGCAGCCTCCGGGACGACCGTGCCGCCCGCCACCAGCAAGCGCGAGTCCGCCCCCTGCCAGACCTCGGGGGAGTGGGACACGAAGAGGACCTGGTCGAACCCCCCGAGGTCCATCGCCCGCCGGAGCATCTCCACGTAGGCGTGCGCGTTCTCTGGGTCGAGGGCACCGGCCGTTTCGTCGCGCCAGAGCGTTCGATACTGGATGCCGGATTTGCGGCTGTTGTAGATCGAAAGCGCCAGCCCGAGGGCCTCCCCGACGACTACCCGCTCCCCGCCGGACAGCGCCTCGACGGGCCGCTCCTGGCCGCCGTCGTAGACCCGGACGTCGAACGACTCGGTGTACTCGCCGGGCGCCGACTTCTTCTCCCGGAGGGTCTCCAGTGCGATGCTGAAGCGGGGGCCGTAGCAGGCCGTGAGCAGATCGTTCGTGACCTGGCTCACCTGTGGTCCCGCGGCGTCGATCTCGAGGGCTTGGATGCCGTCCCGGCCGAGGGCCCGCTCGAGGAGCGCCCAGTCCCCGAGCTCCTGTTCGGCCACCGCCACGTCCTTCCGGCGGGGCTCGAGGGCCGCGACCACCGCCTCGATCCGCTTGACGGTGGCTGCGGCCTGTCCCCGGCGCTCGTCCAGGGCCCGGAGCTTCGCCTCGACGCCCACGCGGCGGTCGCGCACGGTGGCGACCACGTCCCGGGCGAGGGCCAGATTCGGGGCGGCGGCTTCCTGGGCCTTCTCGGCTTCGACCGTGCCGAAGCGCGCCTTCGCCTCTCCGAGGCGCTTCTTGGCGGCGGCGACCTGTTCCTGCGCGTCGAAGAGCGCCTCGGCGAGATCTTCCCCGATCCGCTCTGTCTCGGTCACGACCTGCGCCCTGGCCGCCTCCGCCTCGGCCAGTCCCGACGCCAGGGCGCTGTCGATCAGGGCGTGCTCCTCTTTCTTGGCGACGAGGTCCCGCCGCGCGGCCGCGATCAACACGGCGCGCGCGGCGGTCTCCTGCCAAGCCGCGCTCTCGATGGCTCGCTTCGCGATGCGGGCCCGGAGTTCCGCGGGCTCCGCCTGTACCTTGGCCCACTGCTCGTCTGCCTCGGAGGAGCGGCGCCGCACGTCCTCGACGAGGACGAGAAGCTCCGGATCGACCTTGACCGTCGTGATGGCGAGCTTCGCCGCCCGCGCGTCTTTCAGAAGCGGGCACGCACCCGCGAGGTCCACGCCGAGCAAGCGGCCGCGCCCAGGTCCGGCCACCAGCTCTCGCTCACTGCGCCACCACGCATCGACGGCCGTACACGGCGCCTCGTTCATCAGCCCGGCTTGGCGCTGGAGCGCGCGCACCCGCTCCGCCACCGCCAGCTCGGCGTCCTCCAGCCTCCTCTCGGCGCCGGCGAGCTCCACCGCGAGCCGCGCCCGGAGGGACTCGATGCCGGCCAACTCGCCCATCCGGGCCTGGATCTCGGCGCTCTCCCCCTTCATGGCCTCGAGCTTGGCGACAGCAGCTTGGACGGCGGGCTCCTCGGCGATGACCGCCGTGGCGCTGGCGACCTGCGCGTCCAGTCGCTCGCGGGCGCTCTGGTGGAGCCGTCTCGCCCGCGCCTCCATCCCGTCCGGGTCCTGCCCGGCCAGCGCCTGCCGGCGTCTCGTCGCCTCGGTCTGAGCCTTCAGGCCCAGGTTCGCCGCCGCACGGATCGCCGCTTCCGCCGCCTCGACTTCCCGGGCGGCGCCCTCCCGGGCGCGCTCCAGGGCCTCCAGGCGCTCCTGGGCGCTCTTGGCCCGCTCGAGCGTGGCGACAGCCGCGGCTTCCTCCTCCTGCACGTCCTTGAGGACCAGGGCGAGCCCCTCCGCCTCCCCCTCGGCCATCTCCAGGGCGACCTTGGCGGGCCCCAGCGCCGCCGCCTCCGCCTCGGCCGATGCGATGGACTGGCGTTCGACCGCCAGGGCGGTCTCCGCGGCCTGCCGGCGATCGTGCGCCCGCTGGGCCAGCTCCTGCAGCCGACCGAGCCCGAGGAGTTGCGCGAACAGTTCCTTCCTGCCCTTCCGGTCCATGGTCAGGAAGCTGCCGGCCTTGTTCTGGGACGCGAACGCGCTGGCGAGGAAGAGCTCCTGAGAGCCGAAGCGCCGGACGATCTCCGCCTCGAAGTCCTTGGCCTTTCCGCTCGTCAGGGGCTCCCCGTTCAGGAAGAGGTAGCCCTCGGTGAGCTTGCGATCCGCGTCGACCTGCACCCGGACCTTGATCTGGTCGCCGTCCTGGCCGAAAAATTCCGCCTCAACAAAGGCATCACGACCATGACAGTGATCGTAGAGACTTCCGGGCCTCGTCGGAAGCCTCTTATAGAGAGCCGCGCAGACGGCTTCGAGTGCAGTGCTCTTTCCGGCTCCGTTCTGCCCGACGAGCGCGACGAGTCCGGGGCCGAGCGCCTCGAAGTCGATCCGGACCGGGGCCCCCGTGAACCGCGTGAGCCCCCTGAAAGCAAGCCTGCGAAGCTTCATGGGCTCAGCCCTCCCGCTCGATCGTCGTGACCTTGTCCGCGAGGCGGGCCTGTTGCTCGGGCGTGATGCTCATGCCCTTCGCGTCGAAGTAGGCCTGGAGCTTGTCGGCGATCGACTTGGACGCCCCTATCGACTCGCTGCGGACGCGGGTCTCGTGCTGGACGACCGCCTCGAGCTTCACCTCGGCGGCGCCGTGGTCGAGCAGGAAGCGCCGGAGCGTGTCCTCGTCGACGGTGTGCAACTGGCCGGCTCCGATCCGGTAGCGGAATCGCACGAGCGCCCCCTTGATCTCAGCGAGTTGTCCGGGCGTGCAGATGGCATCGCCCTGTCCTGCGGTCTGGGTCCAGTCGGCCTCGAGCAGCAGGATCTCGCGGGCCGGGAGAGGGCGGAACTCCAACCCGGCGAAGGAGCCGTCCTCGTTGAAGCTCACGAGGTTGTAGCCCTTCGGCTCGCTCTCCCCGAAGTTCTGGCGCACCGGCGAACCGCTGTAGGAGACGCGGCCGTCGAACCACGATTGGCTCTTGTGAACATGCCCCAGGGCCGCGTACTCGCAGCCGATCTCCTGGATCGCGTAGGGAGTCAACTCGATCCCGACTCCCTGCATGACCTGCCCGGTACTGGTCACGGATCCGGCCACCATGAGATGTGACACGAGGATCGGGACGAAGCCCTCGGCGCGAAGGCGCGAAGCCTCGGCATGTAGACCAACCAGAAGGGTCTCCATCGCCTCGATCGTCATCAGCCGTGTCTTCTCGGAATCGACCCCGGCGTCGAGATGTGACACGAAGTGGCTCTTGTCCGCCCACGGCAACGCGATGATGCCGAAGCGCCCGTGGACGCGGGCGCCCTCCGGAAGCGTCGGCCGGTCCATGACGACGAGAGGGAGGTGGGTTTCAAGACGACCGAAGATCGTCAGATCTCCGGCAACATCGTGGTTCCCCTTCACGATGAATACCCCCGCGATGGACGCAGCCTCCTGGAGAAACTCCGCCAAGACGATGCGCTCCTCCGGGGTGGATCGCCGGTCGAAGAGGTCGCCCGCGATGACGATCAGGTCTACGGCCTGCGCCTTCACGTCAGCCAGGAAGGCGTTCAGGACCACAATGAGGTCCGCTGGGCGCAGGTGCTCGCAGACGTGCAGGTCCGAGGTGTGGGCCAGTGTCAACACGCGATTCCTCCCCAGCGCTTTCCATTGAGAATGCGACTGATGCAAGAGTCACGAACGCCGAACATCGCTCCGATGTCCTCCTGGCTCCTTCCGCCCGCTGCCCACAGACGCTTGATCTCCAAAACGTCCGAGTTCTTGAGCTTGGCCATACCGTGACGGTGCCCGCTGGCGGAACGTTTTCGCCGCGCCATGTCCTCGCCGTTTTGCTTGTGGGTCTTGGGTTCTATGTGCGCTGGATTGCAGCACGGTGGATCGTCGCAAGAATGCGCGCCCTCCAGACCCTTGGGCATGGGCCGACCCTGCTCGATTTCCCACGCCACACGGTTGGCTCGAAGGAGTTTGCCGTCGAATGAAATGACCCCGTACCCGCCATTGGTTTGCGCGGCGAGCCACGGCCAGCAAGAACGCGGGCCACCAGAACGATCTACGAGCGACCAGAAGTGCCGAATGAACGTGTCTGGATACATGGATGGCCGCCTCTACTTCTTCTTCTCGTGGGTGTCGCTGATGTGGGCGAGGCGATGCATCTCAGGCGATCACGGCGACTTTGGTGTCGACGAGCGCGTCCACCAGCCAGGTCTTTATCTGGTCCACGGCCTCGAGCTTCCAGGCCCCTCCGTCGGCCTCGAAGAGGGCGCATGTGGGCCCGCCGCTCCGGAGCCGGAGGATGAACCGCGACTCGGGCTGCTCGACCTCCCGGAAGGTCCGGTAGGGCGCCAGCGGGACCGGGTTCGGCACGGGCACCTCGGCCAGCATGACGGCGCCCTGCTTCGCCACCACGCTCTGCGTCACGCCGTCGTCGGTCGTCTGCCGGACCGCCTCGTCCTTCACGTTGCCGATCAGCTTCAGGACTTGGGCCAGCGTGTCGGTGGGGACGAAGGAGGCCTGCAGGCCGATGATGAACGTCTCCATGTCGTGCCACCGGCCGAACTCGAAGGCCGCCGCTCCGAAGAGGCTGAGGTCCGCGGTGGCGAGCGTGGCCCGCTGGCGGAAGGCTCCGCTGATGGGGCCGAGGAGCTCGACGCGGGTCGGGCCGACCACATGCGCGAGGAGCCCGTCCAGCGCCAGGCCGTCGCGGTTGTCCCTCACGTAGGCGGCGAAACCGGCGAGCGTGCCGAGCTTGAGCGTGGGCGGCAGGTTCTCCGGCTGCGGAAGTTTTTCGAGCTTCCAGCCTTCGGTGCCGGGGAGGGCCAGGTGCTGGACGTTGTTCACCGTGACGACCTGGGGCGCCTCGATCGCCTCGGACAAGGCTTCGACGAAGGATCCTTCGATCATGGCTATGCGCTTCCTTTCTTTCCGACCTCGTGGATCACGGGCCTCTCATCGAAGAGTCCCGCCTGGCGTGGATTGAACTCGGTGGCGACGAGCTGGCCCTGGTGGCGGCCGAAGTAGACCTCGGTCTTCGCCCCCTTCAGGCCGGCGAGCTTGGAGGAGGCCTTGATCCGTACCTCGCCCTTCTCGCGGTCCTCGTCCGGAGCGAACGTCACCTGCAGGGTCACCGTCCGGGTCGCGGTGGCGTCGGTGTTCGGGTCCTGGATGTTGCGGAGCAGCTTGTCGAGCTCCGACTGGAAGAGCTCGGCAGCCGCGCCGTCGGCCAAGCTCGCGAGTGTCACGACCGGCAGCGTCTTCTCCGTCATCTCGTCCTCCCGTTCAAAGAAACGGCGGTCGCTCACTTCGCTTGGGTGGCCCACCTCGCCTGGACGTCCTGGGCCGTGAGCGTGGGCCACCGGGGGATGCCGAGGTTGGCGAGATCCTTGTGGCGCCCGACGTCGAACTGGCGCCCCGGGTAGCAGACCGCGCAACGCGGGGTGCCGATCTTCTGCTTCGTGACCTCGGCCACCTCGGGCGTGATCTCCCCCTGGCACCCGCACGGGCAGGCGCAGACGATCAGGGACGAAGACGGCTGCTCGTCGAAGTCGGGGATCTCGTCCTCGAAGGCCTTGGGTTCGGGTTCCGCGGCGGGCGCGACGGATGGTGCCGCTGCGCCTTTCGCCGGCGCCGCCGGGCCAGGAACGACGGCCGGCTCACCTGGCATCGCCGGAGGAGCGAGCTTGGCGAGATCCGCAGGGGGCCCGCCCCCAAAGAGCTTCCCGCCCGTGTCCATCGCCTCCTGGATCGCCGCCGCCTTTTGGTCGGGATCGCTGAGATCCCAGCGCTTGACAAGCTTCGGCACCACCCAAGGCTTTCTCTTGAGGTCGTCCACCTTGTAGACCTGCGCGAGCCCGAAGAGGGGCCGCAGCGCGCGGAGGATGGCCTTGCTCTCCGCCATCTCGGCCACGAACTGGCGCGCCTGCGCGAGCTGGTTCGGAGTCATCGCCTTGGCGGCCGGGGAGTTGGGGCTCAGGTCGACGCGCTTGTGGCCGGGGTACTGGCGCCAGAGCCCGTCGAAGTCCTGGTTGTAGACGACCGCTTGAAACTCCGCTGCGAACGGCTCCTTCCGGTCGTCCACGCGCGTCGAGATCGGGTTGGCTCCGGCCACACCCAGGATCGCGGCCAGGCCGTTCTTGGTGAGGCCGACCTCTCCCGGGCTCATGAAGGCGGGGTTGAAGTAGCAGTGCGGTCCCGCCTTGTAGATCGTCTTCCCGTTCTCCGTCTTCGTGACGCTGAAGGACGGGTCGATCCAGAGCACGCGGAGGCTGATCGCGTGGAAGTCCGGGACGTGATCGACGCCAGCGAGCGGGGTGAGGATGAAAGCGGCGTCCTTCTCCCGTAGTGCCGCCAGGGCAAGCCCGACTTCTCGAGCGCTACTCAGGGGCTTGTTGGGGACGAGGGCTCCGACATCCATTCGAGCGAGCGACTGCGACATAACGTCACCTCTTTCTTTCCTTCAGCAATCTGAGGAGCGCTCATCTCAGCGTCCTCGTCTTGTGCAGATTCCAGCCCGCCGCGCCGAGCCACATGCCGGCGACTCCCCACCGCAGCCACTTCGCGCCCTTGGGATGCCCGGCCTTCCGCAGCCGGTCGCAGGCCCAGGTGGTTGTGGCGATGGACGCCGCCTTGACCACGAGGGAGACGGCCGGCTCGCTCATCACCGGGTTGGCCTCGTAGCAGCCCGTGCAGTTCATCAGCGCGTAGTGGGTGGACGCGATGTCTACCCCCGCGGCGAGCGACAGGATGACCACGTCGGTCCCCGCGTCGTCCGGGCAGGCCGAGGCGGCGATGGCCACGAGGCCAGCGGCCAGGAAGGCGGCCAGCGCGATGCGGCCGCAGCGGGATCCGCTCATCAGCTTTCGCTCCTCGAGGCCCATTGCCGCAGCTCCCTCACTTGCAGGCGCGGAGCAACTCGCCGCGCTCGTACCGGACGACACGTCCGACTCGACGAATCACGCGCGGGGAGCGGCGCGCCAGACGGTGAACGGTTCGGCGGTCGACCTTCAGGAGGGCGGCCGCTTCCTCGATCCGGAGCAACTCCTCGGGCTCCCGTCCGCCGGCCACGAGCCGCGGACCATGCCGCTCCTCCGTCACCGCCAGGAGGTGCAGCGCATCCGCCACGCGGCGCAGGGCCTCGGCGGCGCCCTCGAGCGCCTGCTCACGCGCGTTCGCGGTCGTGAGGGCCGTCGCGCTCATTGCGCCGCCTGTGGCTTCTCGGACACATTCTTGAGGGCGGCATCGACAGCCAGCGCAACCGGGCCAGGGATCAACCTGTGGTTGTTGAGCCACATGCTGACCGCCCCGTCGCTGACCCCAAGATATTGGGCCATCTGGCGTTGATGCCACCCCAGCTTGTTCAGCGCGGATCGGAGTGTCTTGCTCGTCATCGTGGATGGATAATGGGGCTTGCTTTTCACGTTGTCAAGCTTTATCTTGTGAATCTGGAGGCGAATCAGGTGCCCTGTCAGACGGTAGCCGAGCAGCGAATCTATCAACGCGGTTGGGTCGCTCGACGTCGGGCGGCCTTTCTCGCCGGGAAGGTGTGCGCCGTCTGTGGGGGCACGGACCGTCTCGAAGTCGACCACGTGGACCCAGCGACGAAGGTGTCGCACAGAATGTGGTCATGGAGCGGGCCGCGGATGGCTGCGGAACAGGCGAAGTGCCAAGTCCTCTGCCACGAGCATCACGCGGCCAAGACGGCTGCGTACTACTCCGAGCTGCGGCAACACGGCGCCTCGATGTACGGGAATCGTGGCTGCCGCTGCGAGGAATGCACCAGCGCCCATCGCGCCAAGGCCGCAGAGTATCGAGGAAGAACAGGAAGACGATGACGTCCCAGGCCACCAACCTTCAACGACTTACGGGCGAGTCGTCCGGGGCCACCTTCAGGCCACTTTCAACTCGTGCCCTGCTACGGCGCGCAGCCCTTTGCACTTTTGAACAGCTTTTGAGTTATTCTTGCGCGGGCGGGGCCCACCCCCTGGTTGGGGGCGGGGAGGCGCTGGCCGCGTAACTCCCCTCCTCGCCCCCCAACCCCGCTACGTCGATGACGACGGACCGCCAGGGAACAGCGCAGCCAAGGTCGGCATGGTCGGCTCCTGTCCCCGCGGTCGTCTCTACCACGTGAAGACATAGACGGCGCCGACGCCACCAGCCCCGCCGGCCCCGCCGACGCTGGGAGTGATGTTCCCGGCCCCGCCACCGCCGCCACCTCCGCCCGGAGCGCCACCAGCCCCGCCGGCCCCGCCCGTCGCGGCAGTCGTGATCGACGTGCCGCCTCCACCACCACCCGCGCCCGAGATCAGCGAGCTGCCACTGACTCCCGGAGTACCCGCCACAGGTGGCGTGCTCGTGCCAGCCGCTCCACCCGTCCCCGCGACTGCTACGTTGGAAGCTCCGCCGGCCATCGCCGCCACAAGCGCGGGTGCCGCTGTCGTTCCCGCTCCGCACCCACCCCCACCGCCCCCGAACTGCGAGCCTCCACCGACGACGTTCGTCGGGATGCTCGTGTGCCCTCCACCGCCGCCCCCGCCGTGCTCGGCGTTGTGGGTAGTGACGACCGTGATCGGACCCTGCGCGCCAGTCCCTCCAGAGACGCCGGTGACGTTGCTCGTCCCGGGCAGGCCACCCGCGCCCACGGCTGCGCTTCCGACCCCGCCCGCTCCGGCAGTCCCGCCGCCTCCGCCGCCGCCGCCGGCCGCAGCCGTGATGGCTCCGCCGCGCCCGCCGCCGCCGCCGCCGGCATACACCGCGCGCGCGGCCGTGCCGAACGTAGACGCCGCCCCCGTCCCGCCGTCACCACCTACGGCCCCGTAGGCGCCCGGCGCGCCGGCCGCACCTCCAGCCGCACCGACGACGACAGGTTCCGTCGCGCCGAGGTCTTCGGCCCTGAAGATCCTTTGCGAGTACGCGCCACCGCCGCCCCCCGCGCCACCCATCTTGATAGCAGCGTTGACCCCCGACCCGCCGGCCCCTCCGCCTCCACCGCTGCCGATCGCGACTACATGCACGAACTTCGGAACGAATGTCGTCGGCTTGGTCCACGTCCCACCACCGGCTCCGAAGCTCTGCGCGTCGGCGGGGGATGCGGGATAGCTGAGAGCTTCAACCCCTCCGGCACCGAGCCGTTGCCAGCCCCTCCCGTTGACGTAGATGATGTGCTCGCTTGGGAGGAGTATCCCGTCCCAGAGCGTGTAGAGTGTGCCGTTGTCGTCGAAGGAGATGGTGACGGTTATGGCTGCGGTGTCGTTGTTGTGGACGCTCAGAAAGTCGCAGACTCGCTGCGTGGACGCGCCCGGACCGGGGACCGCGTTCACCGCGGTCACGCCATTGGTGAACGTGACAGTGCGGCCGGGGGTGTAGCCTGTAGTGGTGATGTCCCGCCAGGAGGCGACGCAGCGCGCCTGATTCACGGCCGGAGCTCCGGCGAGCACGATCTTGATGTTGTCGGTCGCTGCAGGTAGGACCAGCATCTACGCCCCCAATCCTCGAGCGAGTACTTGGGCATGCGTGAGCCCCGATCCGCCCGACACCGCCTGCCACGTCTGGTCGTCGCGGAAGTATTTCGTGCCGTCTGGAGTGCCCGTGGCGAGCTGCGCGGCGGGCACCAGGCCCCCGGCGCCGAGGCTGGCGTACCCGTTCGCGGCGCCCTTCTCGGACTCCTTCTGGTAGCCCGCGTGTGGGTCGGCCGCAGCCTCGTGGACCACGAAGGCCGCGACGACCTCGGAGTCCCGCGCGAGGCCCGCCGGCAGGTCGCCGTCGACGTGGAAGTGGGAGAGAGGAGTGCGGGAGTCGGAGAGCCGCGCGTCGTTTCCCTGGACGACCACGCCGGCCAGGCTCTCTCCGTCCGTCGCCAGCTCGACCTTCCCCTTGACCGTGGTGGTCGCGTCCGGCACCGATCCACCCGCCGCTGGGATCCACTTGCTCGTGGCGGCGTTCCACGTCAGCGCTTCGCCGTCGCCAGGTGTCGGAGCGTTCACGTCTCCCACGTCGTCGAGCGCGGTGACCGAACCCCCTCCGGCGACTTCAACCCAGGCCGCCCCCGTCCGCTTGAAGAGCTTGTCGGAGTCCTTCGCGTAGGCGGTGTCGCCCTCGCCGACATCGACCGTCGGTAGCTCGGCCTCGAGATCACAGAGGATGTGCTGCGGGATGCGGGCAGACGGGTGGCGCGCTTCGGTGTGAGCGTACCGATAGCGCGCCACACCCATCAGTAGTTCCCACCCTGTGCGAAAACACCGAACGTCTCCGCGTTGTGGGTCGAGGCGGCCAGCTTGTAGCCGGCCGGAAGGATGAGCCGCTTCGAGGGAACGAACTCGATCGAGAACGCTTCGATCGTCGTCGAGGGCGTGACCGCCGCGACGAGCAGTTCCTTGTAGAGACGGTAGGCGGTGCCGTTGTGGATGAAGAGGCGGACGACTCCGGCGGTCGTCGTGCCCGCAGCCTGGACGCGGATGAGCTCAACCTCACCCCCCTGCGCCCCGGGCGTGAAGACGTCGACGATCGTACCGGTCCCGTCTCGCAGCGTGTTCGCCGCGGAGACGACGGCGTTGCCGACGCTGTTCTCCGGTAGCAGCATCCGGGGTGCGGAGTTGGGGGCTGGCATGAGCGGTCTCCTATCTGAAGGACTGCGCGATTATCTGGCGGAGGGCCAGCGAGTCGAATCCGGCGCGGATCTCGAGGTCTACCTGCTCCTGATCTTGCGCCGAACCGCCAGCGGATGGCTGCCAGCTCCAGCCGGCCGAGGCCGCGAGATCGGCGGTAGGGACGTGGCCGGCCGCCCCAGCCGGGACCCGGACGGGGTTGGCGCCGTCGTGCCCGAGCAGATCCCCCTTGGCGGTGAGGATGGTGAAGCGGTGGGTGTGGCCCGAGAGCGAGACGCCGGGACCGCCACCCTGGGCGGAGACGGCCTCCACGACCCCCGGGGACCCCGTCACGTTCAGCGGGTGTCGGTGGTTGGCTGCCGTCCATCCGGCTGTCTCTTGGCCTTTGCTGGCTGCGACCCCGCCCTCGATCGCCAGGGGGAGGACGGTCGCCCCGAACCCGGCCGGCAGGCCGCCGACGATGCCCAGGACCTCGCGGTTGAAGGCCTCCTGGCGCTCCGCCACCTGCTGGAGGTTGGCGAGCTTGCTGAGCCTCGGAGGTTCGATCGGCCCCCGACGAGTCAGTGCCATCGGGAGGGCCCCGCGAGCTCCCGCCGCGTCTGCTGTCGCGGCAGCTTCTTGGGTCCGCCGTGGCGGCGCCGCATCTCCCGGTTCGCCATCTCGGCCGCCACTCGATCGCGTTGCTGGATCAGCTTCCGAACCGCCTCGTCGTCCCGACCCTCGAGCGTGCGCATCGACCTGGTCAACGGCGTGAGGAGTCGGTTGCGGAACTTGCCGAAGGCCTCCTGCCACTCCCGCCGGAGCTCCTCGGGGACCTCGCTCGGAGGATAGCCGGCGATCGGTCCGCGCGGCCCGCGGTAGATCATGAGCCCGTACCGAGAGAGCAGCTTCTGCACCGGCTCAAGCAACCTCGTGGCCCCGGGGATGGGCGTCCCGCCGAGCGACGGGAACGAAGGGCTCTCGATGTCCGTGAACGGGATCCCGATCTTCTGGCGCGGCCGAAGGGGCTCCCCCGTGACGGGATTGACGGCCCCTGGAAGCGCATGAGAGACGCCGGGGAGGTTCGCGCCTATCCCCTCGCGGATCGTCGGATCGAACAGCGTCTTGAGCGCGGAGAGCACCGCCTGCCCGGGGATCGCACGGTTGATCGTGTTCTCCAGCTCGCCGCGGAGGGCCCGCGGGTCGTTCTGCGGATTCTCGGCGGCCCGGAGGAAGGTCTTGATGAGCCCGCCCAGCAAGCCGCCCTCGCCGGCCAGGAGCCGGCCGCCCGGGATCGAGGCGTGGCGGAGCGAGGCGACCGCCTTCGAGATCGCCTCGTCCTTCTCCTGCTCGTTGCCCAGTGCGACGGCGTGCGCGCCGCGAATCACCGTGAGCAGCCACAGCGCCGTGGGGAGCGGGTCGCGGTTCGACAGGCGGATTCGGTTCCCGTCGTCGTCGACGTACTCCATGGAGTTGAAGTCCACCCGGTCGTACAGGTTGTTGATGAGGTAGAGCCCGCCGAGCCCCGTGGCCACCTTGCCGAGGTACTCGCCGACGTCCTCCGCCTTGAGCGTCCCCGCCTTCAGCCGCTGGTACATCTCGGGGTTCCACCCGAGCATCTCGCCCGCCCACCTGGTGAATTGGAAGGGCCAGCGGGCGAAGGTGTCCACGAGCAGCCGGGCGGTGGTCGAGTCCGCGACCTTCTCCTCGAGCTTCGACAGGTCGCGGTTGAAGCCGGCCTTCTTCCCGTTCGAGATCGCTCGATCGAGCGACTCGGTCGGCGGGTCCTGCAGGAAGCGCTCGATGAACGCCTCGCGGTCGGCGCCGCTCACCTGCTCCCGGTGGGAGGCCTCGATCGCCTCACGGTAGAGCGTCCAGTGGGCCCCCAGCCGCTTGGCCGCGGTGTCCATGCCCTGCTTGAAGTAGAGTGGGAGCCCCACCGTGTAGTCGTAGGCCGTGCTCCCCAGCCCCTTCCGGTAGGTGAAGATCCCGGCGCCCGGCGCCCGGCCCATGCGCTCCCCGGCGATCGTCGTCTCCAGCCGCGCCTCCACGTCAGGGGCCATCGGCTCCACCGCGCTCTGCCGCCAGGAGGGTAGCTGCGTCTTCGTCCGGATCGTCCGGAAGAGCGCTTGCATGGACGGGAAGTAGGGCTGCCCCTTGGCCATGAGCACGAGGTCGCGCCCGATGCCCGCGCCGCCCTGCGCGGCCAGCTCCGAGGCGTTGCCCACAGCGTCGAGCGTCCACGAGGTCGTCGAGAACAGGTTGAGCCGGAAGTGATCGACGAGGTCCCGGCGGAACTGAGCCTTCTCCGGATCGCTGAGCGTGCTCCAGTTGCGAAGGCTCCGCAGGATGTTCGAGGCGATCGGGATCCGCTCCTTGACGTCCTTGATGTTCCCGGCGATGAGCCCGGCCTCGCGCAGCCGCTGGATCACCTCCTGCGGGATAGGCCGGTCGAAGCGCTTGACGGCGCGGCCCGCCGAGGTCCGGTAGACCTGCCAGTTCTTGACCGCCTGCTCCATGATCTGCCGAGAGAGCCGCATCTGGTAGGCGGAGTTGGCGTCCGCGCCGGTCGTGAAGCGCTGCTCCGCCGCCTGGAACTCCTTGACGGCCGAGACGATCTCGGCGCCCGCCTGCTCGATGTCCCGCTCGCTGAACCGGAAGCCCCGGGTCTCCTCCGGCGCCGGCTGCCCGGCCCGGCGGAACGCCGGCCGCTCGCCCTTGGCGATCGTGCCCCGCTCCTCGATCCGCTGGGCGCCCTCCTGCGCGATCTCGAACTTGCGGTTCGTCGCCTCGAAGGTGTCGGCCACCCGCTTCGCACGGTTCGACGCGGTGACGGCGTCCTCCGCCAGGACCACGGAGGGCCGGCGGGTGTCCGGCGCCGCGGGAGCCCCTCGAGTGGGCACGGGGGGCGGACGGGGCCCGCCCGGGGGCGGGGAGATGAGCCCGAGGCCGGCGCGGGGCGGCCGCCCATCCCCGCCGGCCGCCGGGCGGGCCGGCAGGCCGGGCGCCGGCGTGCCGGCCTCCGCGCGCGCCTTCGGGTAGACCGCACGGAGATGGCGCCCCAGCCCGGGCAGGCCGACGTCCGCCATCATCGCCTTGGCCCAGCCGCCGAAGTCGCGCATCCCGCGCTGGATCAGGCTCGCGCCGTAGATGGTGGCGTCCCGCAGGGTCTCCGCCCCCATGCCGGCCGCGGCGCCCATCGAGAGCGGGTCGTCCGTCTCGCCCCGCTTCTTCAGTCGATCGAGGGCCGCCTGCCCAGCATCAGTCGCCGCCGCCGGCTTCTTCTCGGGCGCCATCGGCGGGTAGGCGTCCATCAGGTTCCGCAGGATGCGGACGCCCTCCGCCTGCTCGGTGGGCACGAAGAATCGGGTGCGGTACTCGATCTGCTCCTCGATGAGTCCCATCGACCGAAGATGCTGGAACCGACTGGACTTGACCCCAGACACTTCGACGCGACGTTCGCCGTGGACCTTGGTGCGCCTGAGAACGAGATTCTCGGAGAGGGCGACAGCCTCGCCCTGGTGGAAGACCGCGGTGAACACCTGCTCGGGCGTCTCGAACGTGCGCCCAACCCCGAGTGATTGCAGGACGCGCCCCACTTCGTTCTTGGGGATCTCGACGCCAACGATGCGTTGCCCGTTGTCCGCCTGGGCGCGGATGATCCGGAGCCCTTGCTCGTCGCCCTTGAGCCGCTGCCAGATCGGCAGGATGGAGCCGGCGATGATGTGGTGCTCCCGTTTCTCCGTCTTGGGAAGCTTGGCAACCGCCGCTTCCCACTCGTCGCGTATGGCCTTGGCGGACGCCCCGATCGGCTCGGGATGAGAGCCCAGCCTTTCGCGGACCTCCTCCTTGCGATCGGTGACGATCTCGTACTTCTCGTTGAACTCGCTTTCAGGAATGCTCTCGAAGTCGCCGCGGTTGTTCCAGAGGCCCTGGACCCTTCGCACCGCGCCCGTCTGGGCGTCGGTCGTATCCCGGGTTTTGCCAACCATGACGAGCCGCTTGCTCGTCTTCTGGCGGGCGATCCCGGTGCCGCCTCCAATCCCCTCTCTCCACGTCATCCGAGGCGTGGCCTCCTCGGCATCGAGGATCAGGTGTTTGGTTTCGGCGCCTGTCGTGGCGTCCGTGTGGATCAGGGTGGGATCTCCACGGACGTTGAGCGTGACCGCCTTCAGGTCCACCACGCCGTCATCGAAGGTCCCCTCTTCTTTGGCCTGCCGGATCGTGTCGTCGAACTTGCGGGTGAACTCTCCGAAGATCGCGTTCTGGCGCTGGAGGTCGAGCGAGAGGATGCGATTCAGGAATCGCGTTACGTCGCGGCGGGCGGCGTCTGGGACGCGGACGCTGCGGCCCTGCTCCTCCTTGGAGAGCCCCATGTCCACGATGGCCTGGCGCGTGTCTTCGACTCCGACAATCTCGCTTCCCCGCTCCATGTCCCAATAGAGCTTCTCCAGCGCGGCTTCGCCCTCGACGGTCTCGAAGTTGTACTTGGCGAGCTCTCCGCCGCCGCTCGCATCCCGCTGGCCTCGAGTAAGAGCCCCGAGGCTGGCCAGTCGGCGAGCGATAGTTGAGGAGAACCGCTTTTCCCCTCCGATGTCCGTCGAGACAAGGACGAAGACGGGGGTCTGGGCCTGATCGCTCCGATGGGCTCGTCCCATCGTCTGGAGCTCGGCGTCCGCCGACCAGTCCAGCTCGGCGGCAATCTGCCGGCGGCGTTGCTGGTTCTTCTCCTGATTCGAGGAGTGCAGCGAGATCCCCGTCGAGGCGGCTCGCGAGATGATGGCGATGCGCTTCTTGCCCCCCTGGAACTGACGCATCTCGTGGACGTTGACCTTGTTGCGCGACACCTCGTCGGATGCCCTGCTCTCGTAGGTCACCTTTCCGGTCTTCTTGTTTCGCACGAGGCGGCGCGCACGGCCGGTCAGCTCGGCGACGTTCTTCTCCCCGAAGTGGCTGATGAACTGGTCGAGCGGGTTGTCGGGCAGATTCAGGTCGGACAAGCCGTCCATAATCTGCTTCTTGAGAGCCAGGGCCTCCCTGCTCTGGACTGGCTTTCCGTCCCGCACCATCGCCACCTTGACCGTCTTCGTCGGGTCTGTTGGGTCGCGAACTTCCTCGTACATCTGCGTGGGGAAAGCCTTATCGAGCATGGAGGCGAGAGTCTGGCGGGGCGTGAAGTCCAGCTCTTCTAGGCCAAGGCCCTCTCCGGTAGCCTTCGAGACAAGCTCGGAGGTTTTGCCTTCCCCGGTCCCCTTGAGCGTAACGATGACGCTCTCTCCCGCCGCAAGGGCCTCCTCCGTCTCTTTGATGATCGTCGGCATCTTGATCGCCGTCGTCACCTGTCGGAAGAAGCGCTGGTGAGCACCCCAGAATGCCTGCATGGCGCTGGTGCGGGCCCGGGCATTGGCATTCGTGATGCCGATTGCATTTTCGATGTTCTGGAGGACGACCTGCCACGCCCGCGCCGAAGCGTCGTACATCTGCCGTTGGTCGGTCGTCGTCTCGTGGATCCGCTCCGCGTACTCGACGCCCTTGAAGGAGAGCGAACGGGCGGCATACATCCCGAGGGCCTTGAGGTCCCTGGAGACCATCTCCTTCGCCCCGACCCCGCCGCTCTCGATCTCGTTCAGGAACTCGTTGAAGCCGCCCGGGAAAGGATAGCGAGCGGCCAAAGCGCCGTGCGCCTCCACCTGGGCGGACATCTGCGGAGTCGGCCCGCCGAGCCCGCCGGCCCTGGGTGGCTCGGGGGCCCAGAGCCCCAGGCGGGTCATGTACGCCATGTTGCGAACGTCGGTCGCCCCGGTGGCCGAGACGTAGAGTACGCGAGCGCCCGGGAGGTCGGTCTGAAGCTGGATGACCGCCTGTCCTGTCTGGCTGGGCTGGGCGCGGCCCACGCTCAAAGCGTTCTTGGCCTTGTGGGCTTCGTCGAAGACGATGACTCCGTCCTTGCCCAGCCACCGCTTGATCTGCTCGAGTCGGGTGTTCCCTCCGGCAGGTAGATGTCCGGGGTGTCCTGGCGGCGCGCCGGCGACCTTCTTCCCGGTGGAGATCAGGGAGTTGTAGGTGGTGAACAGGATGCCGGCGTCGTGCTTGATGTCTCCGGAGGCAGGGAAGGCGTTGATCGAGACGATGGGGATCTTGTCCTTCCCGGCCACGCCCTCCATGTCGCGCTTCGCGTCCTCGATGAGGTCGCGCGAAACGGAGACCCACAGGGACCGCTTGCGCCCCTGGTGCCAGTTGTCGAGGATGACGCCGGCGATCTCGCGGCCCTTCCCGACCCCCGTGCCGTCTCCAATGAAGTGACCGCCACGGGCCCCGTCGGGAAGCGTCTGCTCGTGCCTCTGTTTCGCGTAGAGCACCTGTTCGTACTGGATGTCCGAGAGTCGCCCCTCCTTGAGCACAGCCTCGGGCAGCGAGGTCCGCACGCGAATCTCCGGCGGATCGACGGCCGCCATGGAGGCCGCCTCTACGATGTCGGCCGGATGCTTCGCCAGTCCCTTGGTGTCGAGCTTCGCCGGGGCATACTGGACGAACGTCCCGCCGCTCTCTTCCTCTCGTGCGATCGGCCCCTCGCGCCGGGTTGGCGCGGCCGCAGTCGGTTCCTCGGTAAGACGACCGCCCTCATCGGGCGGCGGCTCTACACGGCCAACATCCGGAGCACGCCCAGGGCGATCTCGTAGCTGTCCTTCGGCGGGTTGTTCAGGTCGAGCCCCGGGTTCGCCTGCTTGAATCGGCGCACGAGGGCCACCGGGTCTCCCTCCGGAGGGAGGTCGTCCGGGTCCAGGCCGGCCGCCAACGTCTCCTCCCGGAGCCGCGGCCCCGCCTCGAGGTGCTCCGTCCACGCCTGCTCCACCCGGCTCCACTGGCCGACTGGGCTCCGGAGCCAGCGGAGTTGCTCGGGGCTCGCCTGCTTTACGTTCGGCGCCGATGGGGAGGAGGGCATCGAGGGCATCCTCTAGTGAGGTAATACTCCCGCGGGCCACGTTTTGCAAGCGTTCTGCCATGGTCGCGCCGGGGGTCGGCCCCGTCTTGTCGATGACGAGGATCTGGTTTCCGAACGCCGTGCCGTACTTGCTGTACTCGTCTCCCGGTATCCCGATGTTGGCGCGGACGTTATAGCGAGGGAGGATGTCCGCCCACCAGTCGGCGAATGCTGCTCCGGTCGCGTGTCGCCCGGAGGGCTTCGGGGCAGCGATCACCTCGAACACCTGCCCGGACCTCGACAGCCCCGCCCGCGCCTCCGGGGTGTCGGGCGCCTCCCACTTCCCGTAGCCGTTCTGCTTGAAGCCCAGATCCTCGGCCAATGCGATCTGGTGGCGGTTGCCGGGCTCGGTGCGAAGGACACCGCGGACCGACTCCGGGAACTTCATGCCCTGGCCCACGATCGCCACGAGCCGGCCGCCGGGCTCCAGCCGCTGAAGCGCCTGGGTGACGTGCCGGGCCCCGTACTCCGTCTTGTTCGCCTGCACCCGCCCACCCGTCGCGGAGAACGGCGGGTTCATCACGATCACGGTGGGCCGCACGTCCTCGGGGAGCACGTCGTTGAGCACCTCGGCGTCCGAGGTCGTCGGCTTGAAGCCGAGGCGTTCGAGCAGCTTCACCCGCCGCGGAGCGATCTCGTTCACGCGGACGTCCTTCGCCCCTTCCGCCTGGATGAGCACGGCGATGCCGCCGTTGCCGGCGGAGGGCTCGAGCGCCACGTCCTCCGGACGGATGCCGGCCGCCTTGACGGCCACGAGCGCTTGGGTCGGTGGCGTCGAGAACTGCTGGAGCTCCTTCTGCTCGAGGGTCCTGTCGGTCTGCGTGGGCAGCCGCTTCAGGACATCGCGCAGCTCGGCGAGCGCCTTCTTCGGCTCCATCTTCGCGAGCCGCTTGCCGTTCTCCTGAATCCAGCGGTTGACGCCCGCCTCCATCGCATCGTAGGCGTCACGCGGCGTGTACTTGCCCTGGCCGCGCGTTCCTCCGAAGGCTTCCTGCGCGAGAGCGTCGAGCGAGCGGTTGTCCTTGATCGCTTCGCCCTTGCGAAGTCGTTCGGCGACGGCCTCTAGGAGCGTGGCCTCCGCATCCCTCGGGGCCTCCGGCCCACCGGATTCCTTCTTCTTCCGGTACTCGGCGGTGGCCAGCATGTCGCCGAGATCCTTGGAGTTGATGACGCCCCGCCGCACCAACTCCTCGCCGATCCGCCGCGTCTCCGCAACGTCCCACACCTTGTACGCAGCGTCGAGTTGATCCCCAAGCTCTGCGTCGGTCAGACGACCCTTGACGGTCTCGCCGGTGAGCGGCTCCTCGATTCGCCAGCCCTCGGGCAGCGTGCCGGGCTTGACGATGGACTCCTCCTCGTGGATCTCTGACTTCGGCGCGCCCTCTTCGGGAAGGCCGGTGACCGTCGCGCTACCGTCCCTCCTCATGCGCTCGGCTACCGCACGCGAGGTGTCGCTCGGCCGCGCCGACCAAAGGCTCCGCCGCGTGTCCCAGCGGAAGCCGGCCGTCTTGAAGCTGTCACGGATGGCCTTCGACGGCTTCTCAGCGAAGGCGATCGTGATCTCGGTGGAGGGCTTCGGTTCTGCAGGCCGCGGCTTCACCGGGAAGCCGGCCCCTTCGATCCTGGCCTTCGTCTCATCGCTGACCGCCGGCTTCTCCGGCTCGCGTTGCAGTGCGAAAAGGGCGTCGTCCTTGGCTCGCTCCCAGCGGGACCAGTCGTCGGGACTGCTCGTCTCCTCGAAGCGCTTGAGCCCCGCCTCAGCCGTCTCCACGATCTTCCGGTTGTCCTTCAGGTTGATCGCGCGGGTGAGCGCAGCCTTCAGCCGCTGGTATTCCTGCTGTGAAAGGCGCTCCTCTGGGGCGGCCGCAGGCTTCGCGGGACGCTCATGGCCCTTCGTGGCGAAGGAGGGGAGGACGTACTTGGCCCCGGGCTCGTTCTGGACCTGGGGGGTGACCGGCTTGCGGGCTTCCTCGCCCTGCTCGCGAGCCGCCTCGATGAGCGAGGCCGCGGCAGCCTTGTCCGGCTTGCGGGTGACTGCCTCCGCCGAGGGGAGTGGCGCTACTGCGGCAGGGGCTTCGGCCTCGGTGGGAACCTCACCCGGACGAGCTTGCTCCCCGGGGGCAGAGACTTCACGAAGTCCGCGAGGCTGCTCACCACGGGCGGCTCGTTCGCCCGCGGCGACTCCGGCCTTCTTGGCAGCGTTGAGAGCGGCATCGGCTTCGGCAAGGTTCGCTCCTATTCCGTGATGGAGACCGATCCCCCGCATGGAGCGCGTCGATCCGTCCGGCAGTCGGAAGTCAACGACCGCCTCTCCAACGAGTTGCTTCAGTCTACCAGACCATTGGCCGATCTGTTCGGCGGTGTCCCCGCGGAGGAAGAACTCATCTCCCCCCACCCGGTACGCGCGGAGCCTCGGGTGTCCGCCCAGCTCCTTCTCGAACTCGGCACCCACAGCACGCAGGAGCGTGTCACCGGCCTCCTGGCCGAGGTTGTCGTTCACCCACTTCAGGCCCTCGACGTCGAGCTTGGCCTGCGGACCCTCTGCGCCCCCCGCCTCCTCGTAGGCCCGGCGGTTGCCCAGGCCGGTAAGGTCGTCCGTGAGCAGGGCCCGGCGCATCTCCTCGGGCTCCATGAGGTCAACGCGCTTCCGGAGGGCGAGGGCGGCACGGCGCTCGCGCGGGCCGGCCAGGGGTTGGGCGCGTCGCTCGCCGGTAGGTGCCGCGGGGGCTCCCTCTGTTCCTGCGGGAGCGCCGGGGACAGGCGCCGGAGGCGGCGCCCCCTCCCCGGGCCCGGCCGGGGCGCCGGGACGACCAGGGGCAGCGATGGGCGCTTCACCCGCTGGCGGTGCGCTTGGACCCCGCGGCTCAAGAGGTTGGACTGCCGGATGGATCGCCTCGGCCTGGCGCTTGTAGGCGAGGGGCTTCTTGGTGTCGCCCCCTCGAGCCCACGCCTTGAACTCCTCGACCGGCATCGAGGTGACCGCCCCGACGCGCTCCGAGGCCTTCCCGTCGGTGTAGGCCCGCCGGTAGGTGTCCAGGGCGGCGACCTCGTCTGGGAAGCCCAGCATGGCCTTGTGCTCATCGAAGCGCCCCGTCTTGGGGTCGATCTGGTCGATGACGAACACCCGCTCGGACTGCGGGGCGTCTCCCATGAAGACGTCGACCTGGTCCCCGTCCTTCCCCTCGGTGCGCCGGATGTAGCCGTAGTCGGCCGGGTAGTCGGGGACCCGCCAGGAGCGGTCCTTGGCCACCCGCTCGCCGCCCTTGGGGGTCTCGACGGAGATGTCCAGGCCCTGCCATGCCAGGTGGCCCTTCTTGTAGTTCCCGGCCTCCATCTGCGCGGGTGTCGGCGCCTCGGCGGGCGCCTCGGGGGCCGGCGCTGGCGGCGGCGGCGCGGCCGGGGGCGGTGGAAGTGCCTCGGCGGGTGGCTGCTCTCGTCCTGGGGGCGCCTCGGCCGCCTGCCGCCGCGTCTGACGGAGGGCGGCCTGCTCGATGGGCCTGGCGACCTCCGGACGGGTCAGAACCCCGGCGGCGGCCTCAGCCTCCGGGGAGAGCTTCACCATCTCGGCGCCGAGGCCCGTCATCTCGGCCGGGGGCACCGGCGGCCCTGCGCGCGGTTCGGTGCGAGCCTCGCGGAGCGCCGCACTGATCGCCGTGGCGGTCGGGCGCCGCTGCAGGAACTCCCGTGTCAGCCGGGCCTGCTCCGCAGCCACACGGGCCTCCTGGATGGCCTCCGGCCGGTGCCGTTGCTCGATCTGCCATCTCCGCCGCGCGGCCCGGTCCATCTCCCGGGCGACCTCGGGGCGGGTGACGGCGCCGGCCTCGGCCTCGGCCGCGGGCGACAGGCGCACCATGTCGGACCCGGTCCCCGTCAGCTTGGGCGGGCCCGGCAGCGGGACGACCCGCGGGTCCCTCGGACCCATCAGGGCGGACCGGACGGCGGGCGAGATCGACCGGCGCTGGAGGAACTCCCGCGCGAGGCGCAGCTGCTCGGCGTTCGCCTGAGCTTCCCGGTTGGGCGTCAGGAACTCCCGCTCGCGCGCCTCGAAGGCCGCCTGCTCGACGGCCGCCTCCTCGATCGCCCGCGCCTTGGCCTCGGCGGCGGCCACCGCGATCCGCGGGTCCTTCGCGAAGCCGTGCTTTAGGCCCAGGCCTCCGAACGCGAGCGACGAGACGGACCCCAGGCCGGTGCGCAGCGTCTCGGGGTCCGACCAGCCGCGCTCGCGCGCCATCTCTCCGGTCTCCACCGCCCCCTCGACGCCCCCTATCACCATCTCGGGGGCGAAGGCGAGGCCGGCGGCGCGTGCCGCGATCGGAGACGCCTTGCCGAGCGTGCTGAAGGCCTTCCCGTACATCGGCAGGCCGACCGCAAGATCGGCAACGAATTCGCCGACCGCCTCGGCCTGTCGCACGGCGCGCGGTGCCGCCTCGTGGTAGATCGGTTCCGTGCCGGGGATCCCGCCTGGAGCGCTGGGGTCCGCTGGGAGGAGGTGCTCCGCGACTCGCGGCATGCCGAGCGCGCGCGCCGCCGCCGCCGCCGCTACACCCATCCCCAGAGGCAGACCGGGTCGCGCGGGCCGGCCCTCCGCGAGCGCTCGACCCATCTCCGCGGCGGGGCGCTTGATGTTCTCCTCGCGCAGCAGTTCTTCGATGCCTGGCGACTCGAAGCCGAGGAGCGTCTCCGGCGCGAGGCGAAGCCTCGAGCGCTCTGCCGGGACTCCAGCCGCGTACTCCTGAACCGCCGTGCCGACAGCGGCCGGCACGCGGAACACGGCATCCGCAACCTCGCCGGCCCTCGCCGCCGCTCCCTTGATGGTCGAGAAGGACTCTTCGCCTTCCGGGGTGAGCCTGACCGCCGACGGCTTCCCGGTCGCCAGGGCCATCCCTTCCTGGCCCAGCATCGCGAAACCGCGGAGCGGGTTGATGGTCCTCTCGACGTCCTTGACTTTGCCCCAGACGCCCTTCGCGGCGCGCGCGATCAGGGGCTCCGACTTCTGCGGCGCCGGCGTGAAGAGGTCCCCGTAGCGGCTCGACTGGGTCGGCCCGGTTGACGGACGTCTGGCGACTGTCGAAGCCGTCGAGTCCGGTAGCAGGAAGTCATACCGACCGGGCATCTCGACTCTTCGTCTCTCAGTAGTAGCCGGACCCGATGTCCACCCGGGGCTTGGCCATCCCGAACTGGAGCGCGAGTTCGCTCACGGCCTGCTGGTAGAGCTCCTTGGCCTGAGAGAGGCGCGCCTTCTTCTCGGCTTCCTCGAGTGGCGATTCGTGGATCCTCGCCACCGCCTCGGAGAAGTCCTGCTGCTCCTTGCGGAGCGCCGTCCCGAACTCCTGGCGCGTCGCCTGGACGGTCCCCTGCGAGATCTTGCTCTTCTCGCGCTCGAACGCCAGCCCCCGCTCGTCGCCCTTCGTCAGACCGGGGTAGGTCGTCGACTCGCCCGTCTCCATGATGGCGCGGCGCTGGCCGGCGAGCTGGGCCCGCTTGCCCGCCTCCTCGTAGACCGAGTCGGGGAGGTAGGCGACGTCCTCTTCCTTCGCGGAGTAGAAGCCTCCGCGGCTCGGCCCCTCCGTCTGCATCCTGGCGAGATCCTTGTCTCCGTAGCTCGCCACCCCGTCACCGTTCACGGGCTGCGGCTGCGGCCGCGGAGTCGGGACGCGCGAGGTGCGGGCCTGCTCGATCAACGGGGCGCTGGCCTGCGGGGCGCCCGAGGAAGCGCGGGCGACCGGCACCTCGTCTCCGGCACGCGCCTGCCTGGCCGCCGCCCCGGAGCGCGTTGCCTCCTGGATCGCGCGGGTGAAGTCGTCGCCTGTGAGCCCGGCGCCGGGCTGGCGCATCGCCGGGGCCGCCGCGGGGATGGGGCCCGGGGATGGGGCTGTGGTTGGAGTCGGCGCCGGCCCGGGTCCGCCCATCATCGCCATCGGCGCGGACGGGAAGATGCCGCGCACCGGGACGGGGAAGGCGTCCTCGCCGAGCGAAGGATCACCGCCGAACTCGTCTACGGCCGGGTCCTGCTGCCCGTAGTTCAGCGGACCGCGCCCGGCCAGTCGCCGGGCCCTGGGGTCGAAGATGAAGGGGGTAGCCATGTCAGTAGATCCCGTAGAAACCGCGGCTCTCCGCTCGCTCGACGCCGGCCTGTCCCCTGGCCATCTCGTCGGCGCGGCGCTTCGCGTCGGCCGCCGCAGCGGCCTCCCTGATCGACGCGGACTCGCGGAGCGGAGCGAGCTCCTCGCCTGGCGTCAGGCCGCCGCGCTCCATCCCGGCGTTCTGCGGCAGGAAGATCTGCCGCTGGGCGCCGGTCATCGCCTTGTCGTCCAACTCGATGTGGGCGTCGTTGTTGAACCCGCCCGCGGTCTTGTAGACAGGGGCAGGCCTGAACGCCGCTTGGAGCTGGGCGGCCTCCGCCTGCGTCTTCAGGTGCTTGAGGGGATCCCGGGGAGGGTTCCTCTCGCGCCAGCGCGCGTTTGCTGCCTCGTTGCGAGCGCGCGAGCGGTCCTTCTTCTGCTCCCTACGGTCGTCCCTCTGTTGCTGGCGCAACTCGTCCTGGTAGGAAAGCTGCCTCTCCGCGAGGCTCCGGAAGAATGGATCCATGCCCTCCGCTCCGCCACCGAACCCGGAGGTATCGGTGTGGACGTTGCCCGGCGTGCGGTACGTCTCGATCGTGGGCATGTCACCCTCCTGCGCTAGTTGAACTGCTGCATCATGGCCAGCCACTGCGCCATCTTCTGGTCTTGGGCGGCCTGGGCGATCCGTTGCTGCTCGAGGCCCAAGCCGGCCTGCTGGAGACCGACCCCGGCCCAGCCCTGACCAACGCGCTCACGGTCGAGTGCGTACTGGCCCGGCGCCCCCGCGATCGCCGAGCCTCCGAGGACAAGGGCGTCGAGCTGCCTCTCCCGCCCCAGCGAGATGTCGGCCGCCGCACCGGCCTGCGCCCGCTGTGCCGCGGCGTCGATCTTCCCGGACTCCTGATCGCCGACTCCCGTGCCGAGCACCCCACGGCGAGCGAGTTGGGTAGCTTGCCCGGCCTTGCGGCCGGCCGCCGCGTCGGCGATCGAGCCGGTCGCCCGGTCGATCGCGCGGCCCGTGGTGTCGCTGCTGAGCCGTTCCTTGTAGCGAGCGTACTGCTCGTCGAGGTTGGTTCCCCCCACGTTCGGAGGGAGCTGTGTCGTGGCGGCGATGGTCGGCGCCGCCGCCGGCGTGGGAGCAGCCGGAGCCAGCGTAGGGAAGGCGGGCAGTTTAGGTGTAGGTACGCCTTTTCCGTAGCCGCCGGATCCGATCGTCACCTTCTTCGGCATCGGGCCGGTGCTGGCTGGTTGTTTCCAAGTGGGCGGCGTTGGCATTGGTTCTACCCCTCTCAGATCAACGGCCGTGACTGCTGCCCGTTACCCCAGCCGAGCGCCAGACCACGGTACTCGACACCCTTCGCCTTGAGGATCTTAACTCGGAAGATCACTCCCTTACCGGATAAACCGGTAGGCCTCAGATGATGGGAGGTCTTCGCGACGTACGTCTTGTTCCCGACCGTCTTCCCGCTCGCCTTGACTGTCTTCGTCCACGCCGGGGTGGTCGCCAGATAGGCGTTGTCGTCGCCTGCCCTGCCCTCGATCGTCCAATCGCTCGTCTCGCTCACCAGAAACAGCGTGAGCTCGTTGAACTCCGACCCCTCGTTGTCGTCACCGACCTGCAACGTCGGCAGGTAGTGGGGACCGTCGAACTCCATGAGCTTCTGGTAGGTGTCGCCGTCGTCGTCGTCGTTGGCCTGGAGGTTCTCCAACCTGATGTAGCCATCGCCGGAACCGACGTGGAGATCAGTGCGCCGTTTGCCGAACGGCCGGAGGTTGCCGAGCGCGTAGTCGTCGCGGTCGCGGAGGTCGAAGGTCCAGTCCGGGAAGGAGGCGCCCTCCCCCACGCTCGGATCGAAGCTCTGGTAGTGGGCGACGTAGTAGCGGGCTTTCGGGGCAACCGGGTACGGGACCAACAGCTTGAAGAGCCGTTGGCCGCGGTCGTCGGCCGCCGCGCAATCCTCGAACGCCGCCGGCTCCGCCGCGTAGGCGTCGCGCCAGTTGGACTGCAGGTCCCGGTGCATGAGCGGCCTGAACCCGGCGCCCGGGATGTAGACGTAGACGCCGAGCTCGCTCGGGAACCAGAGAATCTCGTTGATGTTGACGATGCCGAAGTGGCTCGTGAGGCCGATCGAGGGGCTCAGCTTGTAGATCCGGAGGTCCGTTTCGTCCCATCCCTGGATGGCGTAGGACACCGTCTGGCCGAAGCTCACGATGTGGTCGCCCGCGGCACCGCCCCCGACGACGGTCTCCGTCTCGAGGTGCTCGACGTAGTTGAGGCTCCCGACGGACTCGAACTCGTGCAACTCGGAGTACCACCACCGAGCCGGGTGGGATGGGTCGCCACTGTACCACGCGCGGTGGTGGTACTTGACGACGAATCGCGTGGACGGAGGGACGCCCCTGGCCTGCTTCAGGTTGCTGTCCGAATCGACCGGCGGCGGATCCCCCAGCGCCCCTGTCGCGGTGTTCTCGGTGTACGAGGTGATGGAGATCCCCAGCTCGACAACCTCCTTCGGCAACGCGCCGTCGACGGACGCGAAGAGCACGACGTGGGTCACCCTGCTCTCAGGGGCCGCGCCCGGGAGCGCCCAGACCCGCTGCTCGGTGCCGGTGAGTGTCAGCGTGGCGGAGCCAGGGGACAGGTTGCTCTCGTGGATGATCGTGCCGCCGTCCTTGTGGCGGAACGCGATGTAGCCGATGTGGTTGCCGACCAGCGCACCGCCCACCGCCGACGTCAGTCCCGGAGCGGCGTCCGGAGGCGCGATGCCGGCCACATGGAGGGTCCTGAACTCGGTCAGGACCAGGAGCTTGTTCCACTGCCCGGCGATGTAGTGGCGGTGGTGCTGATCCTCGACGTGGCTTGGCCTGCGATTCAGTCCGGTAATGCCCTCCGGAATCGAAATCTCGGTGAAGACGCCGGAACCTTCGACCGCACAGTAGAGATGTCCGACGCCGAGGACGTCGGTCGTGGTGTTCGGATCGCGCGTGGTGACGATGTCGAGGGCTGGCATTGGCTCACATCACAGCGCCGGACTGGTACATTCCGGTGCCTGCACTGGCGATCAAGCCGAGCGTGTCCTCGATCTTCTTGTGGTGGGCGTCATGCTTTGTCCACGGAGCGGCGGTGTTAAAGCCGGGAGACGAGAACACCGTGAAGGGACAGTCGCCATAGAGGGCGTCCGACAGGACGGCTCGCAACTTGCCATCAAAGACGCCCAAGAACGAGTTGAACGCGATGCCTTGGACGAGTGGGAACTGAGCGAACAGGTTCTTGTGCGTATCGTCCCATGTGGTGCCATCGAAGCGGCCGACGTACAGCCCGTCGAGGGTCAGTGTGCCTGGGTTCCAGTCTTCGTAGAGGTAGTAGAGGTAGCCGTTGAAGACCGTCGGCAGACAGAAGAGGTCGGAGGTGCCAGCCGGGAGAGTGTGGACCGTGGTGACCGTTGTACCGACGATCTTTATTACCGCGGGCGACCCAGTCTCACCCTCCTGGCCAAACGCATAGATGGCGTCCTCGTACACCACGGGCTGTCCGAGGCTGGTGAAGTTGGCAATGGATGGTGTCAGGGTAGACCATGCGCCAGCGTACCGCCTGCGGATCTTCGTGGTCGTGGCTGTGGCCTTGCCGCCGCGAACCATGTAGAGCTCCGAACCCAAGGCTCGAAGATGGGGAGTCCCGCGCTCGGAGTTGAGGGCGAACGGGGTGTCGTCTTCTACAATCGCGCCGCCCGAATAGCGGTAGACGCGGCAGGCGCTGTACGTGCCTGATCCCACACTGAAGAAGATCGTCCCGCCCAAACGCTCGATGTCGCAGAACGTGGCGGTCCCACTCACCCTGTCGACACTCGCGAGAGTGGTGGGCGCCCCGCCTCTCGAGAAGCTCTTCAGGTAGTTCTTGGTTTCGTCGAACCCTCCAATCCACATGAACCCGTCGCCGAAGCTGGCCAGCGCTACATCGGCCGTCCTGATGATGTCGTAGGGTTGGCGACGAAGGACTGGCTGCTGGTCCTCGCTGAAGTAGTAGAAGCCGATGTACTTGCTGTCTCCACCGAGGAGGTAGAGCTTCTCGCTGCCGATCTCGGTCGCGCCACCGACGCCAATGTCTGAGCACCAGGCACCCACGGGGACATCCGTCGAAAACTCGAACTCGCTCGAGAAGATGCCCTGGACTCTACCGCTGAGGGCGCCGGTGTTGAACTTCGACTGCCCACCGCGGCTCACCAGGCGGCCACCCTGGTACCGCACGTTGACGGCGTTGCGGAACATGTTCGGGGGGATGGCGCCTGGATCGCACTCCTGCCGGACGCCGCCGAACCTGGGGATGTCCTGGCCCCCGACGCGATGGATGAACTTGCCCACGGCTCACCTCACGGTCCGGGAGAGACGCACGCTGTGCGCCGCCGCCGCGATCTTGTCCACGTAGGGCTGGTTCCGGAACGGCCCGCCCGGAGGGTTGCGCCAGGGGCCTCCGTTGTAGCGGGCGAGGGCGCTGGGGACGTGCAGCCCGGTCGCCTGCAGCTCGGACCAGAGAATCCGGATGCCGAACGAGATGTTGGTGACGGGGAGGAGCATGAAGCCGAAGTTCATCGGGGTGCCGCGTGGGACGCCGCAGAGGACGCGGACGTTGTATCCCATCACCTGCATGAGCCCGTAGCTGCGGTCGTCTTCGAGAAGGTCGTCGTCGTGCCCCGGCGTGTCGGCGTCGGCGGTGGCCGGGACGTCCTGGTGTTTCTCGTAGCGCATCGCCTTCGGGTTACCCGCGCTCTCGACGAGGATCATGCCCTCGAGCCACTCGCCGGGCGAGTAGAGCTCGTCCTTGACCATCCAGGCGGGGAGGCCGACGACTGCCGCAGCGGCGTCGAGGAGTGCGCGGTAGCGGGCGGTGGGCACGAGTCCTCCTTACTGGTTACAGGCCCCACAGCCGGCGCCGAGGCCGAGGAGGGTACACAGCGCGTCCCGGTTGGTCTGGCTGGCAGCGCAGTACGAGGCGAGCGTCACCGCATCCCGGCGCACCTGTTCTGCGTAGTATTCCGGTGCCCGGACCCGGATCATCTCGTTGGTGACGAACCCTTCCCTCCCAACCAGGGTAGCGGGGTAGATCCGGGCTCGGGCCGCGACGGCGTCGAGATTGGTGCAGGACGAGCCCCCCGCCACTCCGAGGACGACGCAGGCCTGGGCCTGGGTACAGGTCGAAGGAAGGGAGGCACGGGTGCAGACATCGGTGTTCTGCTGGACCCGGCCCAGCTCCAGCATCCCCACGAGGGAGTTGCGGTTGGTTGTGGTGCCGCCGACGGTGACGGTGTAGGTCTCCTGAGCGGAGGCCAGCGAGGCGGAGAGAATCACGAGGACGGCAAGGATCAAACGGTTCATGGAGCCTCCTACTGGCAGACGACCTCATTCTCTGAAAAATTCATCACTGAGAAAGTTGCTCTCACCTTAACCGGCACAATCGTCGTCCATGTGGGCGTGAGCTTGACCGATACGACGTTCGTCGCGACCGTCACTGTCGGGGTGGACGCGAGGGTGCCACTGGAGTTGCTCTGCACCGGGTTGACGATCGTGCTCATCGTGGCAGCCACAGTCCCAGATGCGTTATTCCACGAGACATGGATGGTGCCCGTGTCGGCATTGGCGGCCGTCGCCGAGTTCGCCGACACGTTGTAGAAGATCGTGAGGCCGCCGCTCTCTGGGGAGAATGTGGAGGCGGTCACGATGGTCTGCGCCGTGGCGCTTGTAGTCGAGAGCATCTTGGTTCCGCAGAGAACAAACATGCCCACCTGCGCCTGGGCCGCGGTCCCGGAAACCGTTGACGCGCTGGAGCGGTTGAGGATGAGCGGGGCCGGAACGGCGTTGCCTCGCCCGACGCCGGGCCGCAGCGTGAAGGAGGCACCCGCCGTGTCGCTCGTGCCCACCGCCACGCCCTGCGCCTGGAAGGTCTGGTTGATGGGGGTGGCGGAGTCGGCGCCGCCTTGCTGGAGAGTGGCGGCTCCACCACGCCCAAGGTAGGTGTCGGCACCAAACACGAGCTTTCCGGTAGTATTCACAAGAGAAAGATCATTGCTGAGGCCGATCACCGCTGAGGAACCAGCAGTCACAAATAGTGTGGCAGACAACCGGTAAAACCCAAGACCGGGTGCAAACTGCAAACTTGGATTCGCCTGAGTCCCTTCAGCGAGGAGGGCAGGGCCGTAGAACCTCGACCCGCTGTTCACCGTCAGGTTCCCATCCACTGTCAGATCCCCCGTGGCATCGGTGAGGGCTTGGACAGAGATGGCGGTGATCGTGAAGCGGGTCGTGGTCGGCGTCGGCGTGACGATGAGCGAGGCTGTAGTCACGGCGGTGGCGTACCACGTCGAGGTCCCGGCAGCGGTGATCGGCGTGAGCGTCGTGCCCCCGAGGGTCCACGTAAAGC